TCCATCCCACCACCCATCCGTCCCGTCGTTTCGTGCCCCCACATTGAAAGAGGCAGCATTCAGGGTCGTCCCGGTAAGCGAGTTGTCTATGATCGTAAGGGTCTGCGGCACCCCGTCCACGTACATCGCAACATCGGTGTTGGCGTCTGGAGTCGGATCTCCTTTCCAGGTGACAACAGCATGATGCCACTTACCATCGTTGAGCCCAGTAGTGTCCCCGTAGACTGTAATCTGGTTGGAAGGTGAATTGTCGTTGCGCAGGATGAAGTCCAAAGCGTTCCCCAACACACTCTGGAGCCCAATTTCGTAACCTCGGAAGTCCGTCGTATCTTCCTTCGACAGGATGAGCGCATCCGATGCTGTAGTCTTGAACCAGCACGAGATCGAAAACGGATCCGTGTACTCGAAATCGAGCACGTCCCCCGCAGTGCCGTACTGGGTGGTCCCGTTGAACAGGACGCTCTTGGTGGACTGGAACAGCGCCATGGCGACACGCTCAGAAGGTCACCCCCGCGTAGGTGCGCGTCGCTCCGGGAGCTTCTCCGATGGTGCTCGGCCACGGGATGGTAATCTTCTCGCTCAGCGTGCTGTTCGCGCCGAAGGCCGCGCGCTCGTTCGTCGCGTCCAGCGACTCGTTGGGCACGCCGTAGATGAAGCGCCAGAAGTCGTCCCCGCTAGGCTCATGCCCATAGCCGAGCACCCCGTCGCTGACGTAGATCTGAACAGCCTTCTCGTCGAAGACCACTCCTCCGGGGGAGTACGGATTGGGGGAACGGTTCTGATCCAGACCCGTCTGAAACGTGGAGGCTTGAAGACCGATGACCTGACCGCGAGGCTGCTTCACTCCACCCTGGTTGTCTTGTGTCCCCGCCGTGTCCCCGTAGGTGCTCCCCCGGTTGAACCCAGGCACGGTGTTCAACCAACTGTACGAGAAGTAAGGGTCGCTGCCGCAGTTGGGGAACAGCTCCCCGGTCCCCAAGTAGAAGCAGGCGTAGTCCTTCGGCTCGTCCGTGGACTGGACGCCGTTCTGTGACGTGTAAAAGAGGAGCAGGTTATCGTCGTCAGCGACTCCGTGGAAGTAGGCATCCACGATGTCGAAGGCGTACCAGTTGCCGTTACCATCGGCGAAGTTGGATAGGCACTCCTTGTTCGTGTTGTACGACCCGCCAGGGTTGCACGCCCGAGGACAGAGGAAGTGCAGCGTGCTCGCTCCTGCGTCCCACACGGGAGAGCCGGGGCGGTCGGAGCCAGTATTGACGACCCCTCCGTTCCATGGGTTGCCTCCGTCTTCTCGGAAGCACACCTGGATGCCTATCTTCCCTTGCGCCGAGGTGTCGTTGCCCACTAGGAGCCCGAAGTCCTGCGACCTGTAGGGGGACGGCCCAAAGCCAGCAAGGAAGATGTAGATCTCGCCCAACGCCGAGCCTCCACCGGGCCGCAACGTGCTGGTGTTCATCTTCCAGACGCCCATCGGCGCCTGGTTGTACCCAATCGGATTTGAGCCGCCGGGGAAGTCGAATCCGGTCCCACCGCTGAAGTTCGATGCGATCCTCGTCAGGATGTTCCCACCGCCCGCAGTGCTCAGGTGATCGAAGAACTGCGCGATGGCAGCGAACAAGTGCTCCATGTTGTAGTAGTTGTTGACCGCGTAGCGCGGCCAACTCTTGTTCACCATCCCATGTACGGTTCCAGCCATTTCGATCTCTCCCTACGACCAAGAAGTCCTGATGAACGCCTGCACGCAGAAGATGCGGTCGCTCGGCGTCGGCGAACCCGACGAGTCATCCAGCTTGAGCTGCACCGCGTAGTCGGCCACCGTGCTCTTGAAGTTGCCCGTGCCTGGCGAAAGCGCGCTCGAAACCTGCATGTCCGGCGTGAGCGATGAAGACGACAGCTCGGAGCCCGTCACCTCCGCGCCATCCGTGATGTTGTAGAGCCGAGCCTGCGCAGGTAGAGGCGTCGTGTCGTCGGTCGTCCAGAGCATCGCGTAGAACTTGATCTCTCTCGTGATGCCTGCTCCGCCGGGGAAGTAAGCCGCGGGGTCGTAGCGAAAGCCTCCCTTGTCCTGCCAACCCGTCTGGTCGGTGTCCTGTTGGCCGGCGATGCCGACGACGTCGGAGATCGAAGTGAAGATGCGAGGGCCGAACAGAATGACGCTCTGTCCGTTCCCAACGACGGCCCCGTTGCGAAAGATGACCGCGGAGCCCAAGCGCTGAGCGATGACCAAGGCGTCGTCGCTGACTGGGATCCTCGAACCGCTCAGGGCCGCGAGGCTCTGCGTCGACTGAGGTGCCCGCGTCAGCTCGACGTAGAAAAACTCCCCATCCGCCAGCGTGACGCTGCCGCCCGAAGTTGGGTTCGGAATGTTCCAGCGGTAGCCCGTCGTGGCCGCCACCCCCTCCAACGGGTCCGTCCACGACAGCACGCCCGTGGTGGAGTTGAAGGAGACGGTTCCTCCCCCGAACAGCACGAAGTTCTTGTCCTCGCGCGTGGTGTAGAAGCTAGCGTCCACCGCTTCGACGAAGGACTTGAACTTCTGCCACCAGGGATCCGAATACTGGCCCGGATAGGGCCAGTTTAGCCTTGGAGATGTGGGCATTTGCTAGCTAGCCTCCCTGAGTAGACCAAGGAAGTGCTCCTTCCAGTGGTCCCGATCGCTACTCCCCTTCTCACAGCTCGACTTGCAGTCGTCCGGAGTAGGCCAATTCAATCGCGGACTTGTGGGCATCGGTCGTTCCTCTCAATGCGTCCATGTGGACGCATCAGGTGATCACAGTCACTCCCGCTTCCAGCTCCAAGATGCTCGGCGGGATGACGGCATACCGCTTCCCACTCGACAGCACGGCCCAGACGTCGAACACGTACTCGCGCACGTCGAGCGTGTTGGTGTCGGAAGGCGCGAGATAGATGTTGGCTTGGCCCCCCTTGGTGGGGGTCAGAATCTCCACCTGAGCCGCCCCCTTCTGGCTGTCCTTCTGGATGACGGTGTGCTCGTCATCGAGCGCACGCTTCACCGAGAAGATGATGCGCGCCCCCGCAAGGTCCACCCGCTCACCTTCCTCGTCCGTCACCGACAGCAGGAAGGTCTTGTTCGTCCCACGGAGCATCCGGATGGTGTTCTTCGGTTGAGTGATTCCTGGCTGTAGCGGCATCAGCACACCCCTATGATCTCGCCCTGCAGAGCTTCCACATCCTGCACTACCCCGCGCAGCCGGTCTACATCCAAGACCTCAGCCTGCAGACCCACCTCAGAATCGTCCACTACGCCCCCTAGCAGCCCCGTAGAGACGATTTCAGCCTCCAAGGCACCCACCGCCCTGATAACCCCCACAAGGCGCGTGTCGACCACCGTCTCGGGCAGCACGGGGCTGGTGTCGATGTAGAAGATCTGAACAACGTCCGGGCAGCCCGGCGAGCCGCGCGGCGCCTCGTTCAGCGTCACCACCCCACCCGCCGGGTCCGTCTCCGCCCAGCCGTCGTCCAACGCCTGCGTCTTGAGCTGCCCGTTCAGGAACACCGCCGTCGAACCGGGCCGGTACGGCTGAGAGGTCACGAACGTGACGTTCACGCCGTCGATCGCACCTGCAGGGATCTCGAATCGGGGCTCCGGCATGCACCCAACTCTACCTCACGCCCGGTGTACTCACAACAACGCAAAGGGCGCGTTCCGAAGAACACGCCCTTCACGATCTGCTTTCAATCTGTCGGACCGACCACCTTACCGATCATCGGCCATTCTTTCCAACCGTCCAGAGACGATCAAAGTCTCAAGTAGTAACCCGTTTGCTTCTCAAAAACGGGCACGAGCTGATCGGCATAGATGCCGTCGTATGACTTGACCTTCTTCTTCCCAAATTTGGGGGAGACATTGAAGAAGATCATCGTGTAGGTGTCGTCCGGCCGCAGCGTGATCTCCACGTAGTTGCCCTTCGACCGATGCCGGCTCGGCCAGCCGATGGCCACACCCTTCGGAAGCATCAGGAACTTGCGCGCACCGAGCATCGCCATGATGCGCCCGCCGCCGCCCATCTGCTTCAGAATGATCTCCCCGACCTTCGCCTCGTGCAGAGGCTCGTAGTCGAGACCTGCCAGCCGCTTGAAGTCACCGCCCTCGTTCAGCTCGGGCTCGCTGCGCCCCCAGATGGAAGGCCACTTCTCGTCCTGTTCTACGCGCTCTTCGGCCATGTCGGTCTCCTCAGAACTTGGAGCTGTAGCTCTCCTTGGGGTGGGCGATGATCAGCTTTCCCCCGCGCTCCTTCTTCGCGCTGTGCGGAGGAAGCAGACCCTTGACCTTGTCGTAGACGTCGCCGTCGACCTCGAACCACATCAGCTCGTGCTCCGTCTGCGCCGACGTGTCCATCACCGCCGTGAACGGGGAGGGCTTGCCTCGAACTGCAAGGCGCATCTCGAACCCGCTGCGGTCGAACTCCGGTGGACCGGGGGCTCCGAGAGCCTGCTCGGCCTTCTTCACAATGCCCTTCACATCGAGCTTCTTCCGCTCGGTGAGACGGCGGTCCTCGAACATCGGCCCCATGCCCGCCAAGCGGCGGAACTCGTTCATCGTATCGGCCATGACTACTTCTTCCCCTTGTCGTGGGCCTTCTTGTAGAGGTCGCCGCCCGGCTTGAGCCGGACTGCGAGGTTGTACTGGGGGCTGCCCTTGGGGCAATCGGCCCCACCGAAGTTCTCACCGGAGCAGCGTCCTGGGTTCTTGACGGCCTTCTGAATCCACTTGCCGGCCTCTTCGAGCCCTTCAGACTCACCGATAACCGCCTGGGTCAAAAAGTCGTGCAGCTCGGCGACGCTCTCGAAGCAAATTGGACCTTCGATCGTCTCGTCTACTCGGGCGCTTTTGGCTGCAGCCTGCAACCTCTCCAGTCGCTTGCTCATAGTGATCCTCGCCTGCCCGCATCATACACGAAACGGGCCTCACGGACAGCCGAGGGCTCACAGGGCGGGCTTCGTGAAGAGTCCAGGGATCGAAGAAAGGGCCACGCTAGGCATCGGATCTCGAAGGCCGCCGCGCTGCGGGGAAGCCTGCATCGAGTCGTCCTCGTCTGCGTCGGGGCCGAGACCACCTTCCAGCAGATCGTCCAGATCATCGTCCCCTGTCTCCGGCTTGGACCTCTCTGTCTCGCGCCGAAGCTCCTCGGCTTCACGACGTTGCTTCGCGACCTCCGCCTCGGCTTCGTCCGCATGCTCCTGAATGCCCTCTTGCGCGGCCCGCTCCACCGCAGCGTCGTCTTCCTCGGCGTAGATGTTCTCGAACCCCTTGCCGGTCCTGCGCGCTTGCGCCTCGTCCACGCGTTCCTGCAGGAAGTCCAGCAGCGCCCTCGCGGACTTCTCGGCCTCTACCCACCCCGCCCCCGCGTCCAAGTCGGAGCCGCCTCCGAATAGCTCTGCCTCCACCTGCGCGTCCCGAGCGTCCGCCTCGTGCACCGCCGCAGCCTGCCATGTCCGGATGCACTCCTGCAGCGCCTCCGGCGCCTTCAGCCAAGGAGCCCCGGCGGCCTTCTCGATGCTCTCCACACGCTCGCGTCGCACGCGCTCTTCCTCCGCGCGCCTCCGGGATTCCTCCGCCCGCCGCTCGGCTTCCTGTCGCTGCTGCTCCCGCCGTGCTTCTGCTTCGGGGTCGAGATGAGCCGCCTGAGCCTGAGCTGCCTGGCGGTTGGCGATGGCCTGATCCCGGCGCTCCCGCTTGCGCTCCGAAGCGGACTTCGCCGAGTCGATCGCCTGCTGCATACCAGGCATCATCGGTTGCTGAGGGATGTTCCGGGTGAGCGCGTCAGCTAGCGAAGGGTCCGGGGGCCGCTTCGACGTGGACGGCGCGGTCGTCCCCGGAACAATCCGAGGTTGCGGGTCCATGTCCACCCAACCACCCCCGCTGCTGGTCTGCGCCACCAGAACCGTCTTGAACAGCCTGCCCCCACGGCCGCCTTGGTCGATTCTCCCCAACCTTCCGTCCGTAGCCACCGCGTAGTTGCTCAGGTCGAAGCCCTCCCAGATGGCGACCGTCCGGTGCTTCTCCTCAGTCCACTTGACCTCTTCGTCGTCCTCGTCGCCAAGATAGTGCTTCCGAACCACTCGGTACGGGGGGTCGTAGAGCAGGCCCTTCTTGTCCAAATCCTTCTCAACAGCGTCCTTCAGCTCTTGGATCAAGAAAGCAATGGCGGAACGACCTAGCGCCGTAGCGTCCTCGATCGTCGCGAAAGGAACAGACCAGACCATCGTTCCCCGACGAGCCGCGCTCCCGTGGAACGCCATCTCGACGTCGGCCCTCTGACCCTGGTCCACCTCTAGCAGCCGAATTTCGGCCGGGTCCTTCGACCGAATGCGCTCCAGCTCCGGAGTAAGAGCGTCGAAGAATGCCTTGATGTCGTTGCTCAAAGCCCCCTCCGCCGCTTGTCCTCGTCGTACTCCCGAGTCGCCATCTCCAACAACCGAGAGAACACTTCAGGCTTCGTCCCCTCCCCTCCAACCAAGCGGTCCCGAGCTAGCCCCAGTGTCTTGACCAGCTTCTCAAGCACCAGAGCATGCAAGTTGATGCGGTCCTCCAACTCCTTCACACGCTCCTTGTACTGTCCCTCCAAACGAGCCCACTCCTTCTCGGCGGAACGCAGGCGGTCCACCTCGTCAGCAAGACGAGTCGCCGCCGCCAGCTCCCCCGACTCCTTGGCCCCATACAACAGCGTCCGCAGCTCCGCGTTCTCATCCAGCAACCGCAGGAGCAGCGGAGGGAACTCGTCGTCGGGGTCCTCGTCCTGAGCAGCCCGCGCCCAATTGCGCAGGTCGTCCAGCTCGTGGACAGTCAGCACGTTTGCCATGCGACAAGGCTATCACATGGCCTAGCGATTGTCTATTGAGGGGGCGGGGGCGGAGCCTGCTGAGCAGTGGAAGGCCCTTGCGGGGGCTTCGGCGGCACCGGAGCCTGGCTCGTCTTGGCACCAGGGATTGGGATCTCGATGGCCGGAGGCTTGGCGTCCTTCGGCCCCTTGGGCGGATAGGACGGCGGGAGTGGCTTGTCCTTCTTGTCCTCATCGGTCTTGGGGGTGATGACCACTTTCGCGCCTCCCCGCTCGTCGGCGACAATCTCGATGTCCGGCTTCTTCTCCGTCTCCTTCTTCACTTCTTCGATCTTGACGTCGGTGTCCTTCTGCGACTGCACAATGTCTGCGAGCTGCACCGCCGCGTCGTTCAGCTTGACTGACATACCGTTCAGACTTTGCCGATCGCGCTCCAGACGCTGCATCATGCCCTCCATGCGGTAGACCATGAAGCCCACGACCGCGAAAACGAGAATTTGAATGACCACGCAGAGCAAAAGAATCCGGGACACCGTAGCCAGGCGCTCCGAGGACTCCTCGTACTTGCCGAGCAGCACGAGGAGCGCGCTGGTGATCGTGTCGACACCTTCAGCGAAAGCGCCAGTAGCCGCCACGAGGTCGTCCTCCGTCTCCTCTCGGGAGTCTTCCTCGGCGTCGGCGTCTTCTTCCTGCTCTTCCTTCTCCGCCGCTGGTACGCGTACAGACCGGCTCGGGGGCGCCACGCTCCTAGACTTCACAGCTTCTTCCAAAGCCTTGCGCCCTCGCTCCTCCAGCTCGTCGGACCCCTCACTGTCCAAAGCGTCCTTCAGGCCCTCGGGCGGCGTGGTGTGGATGTCGTCGTCAGCTGGACGACTCTTGGGTGGGTTGGAGTCCTTCTGTCGAGACACGTTCTTCTCCCTCGGCTTGAATGGCTCGCGCCTTCGCTTGCACGGCCTCTCGGCTTTTCTTCAGCCTGTAGGTGACCTTCGCTAGCTCGGACTTGACGCCGTTGGACCTGGACCTCTCTTTGCGGAACTCTTCGATCGCCTCGTGCGAGTCCCCATTCGGGTCTCGAAACAGGAGCTTGAGCCATGCGAACATCAGATCACCCTTGACCTTTGGCTTGGGCCTTGGCCGCGGCGACGAACTCCACCTGCTTCTCCCGCAGCTTGTCGACGGACTCGCACATATCCCCATGCTCCTTGCTGCTCTGGGCCTTCAGCTCCGAACAGGCTGTTGTGAGCTTGTCGAGTGCGGTCTTGGCTGACTCCTGAACCTTGTTGGCTTCGACTGCTAGCGCCGCCCCTGCGTCGCCGACTTCCTTCAGACCCTTGGCGTACTCCTTGGCGTCCGCCGTTCGAGCCTCCATGGAAGACCGCCACGCCTTCACAGTCCAAACCAATGCTGCGATGAGAAGAATACAGAAGATACCGAGAGGGCCGTACTTGGCGAGGGCACTCAGGGAATCTGAGGTCGCTTGCGCTTGCGCTGCAGCGGAGAGAAGGGTTGTAGTCATCAGTCACCTTCCACTCTACCCGAAACTGTACTGGTCCGCGACTTCGGGCTCCGCCGCCGTCTGCTCGCGCCGCATCTTGTCGTACTGCTTTTTCGCTCGATCTTCCAGGCGCTTGCGCAGCTGTTTCAACTCCTTCTTCTGCTGCTTTGCCTGAGCGCGCCTCTGGCGCCGATTCGGCTTGGGCGCGGGCTCGTCGCTCTGGTCGACCGCTTCGAAATGGATCGGCTTCCTAAGCATCGCTGGAGTCCTCCCCCTCCGTCTCTTCAGCGAGGTCGATCGCCGCCACCGAAACGATGTGGAACAGCTCGACGGCCTTCGTCCCGGCCTTCAGCGCTTCGACACCCAGCTCGGCGACCTTGCTCGCGGGGCCGTCTGCTTTGAGCAATGCGGCGTCCTTGGGGATGGCCGTTGCGGAAAACTCCAACGAGTTCTGCGCGGCCACTCCGAGCTTGGTCACTAGATCGTACAGGTTCGCCACGAGCTGCTTTCGGTCTGCGTCCTTCATGGTCCCTCGTCCTTTCAATACAAGCCCATCGCCTTGCCGACGATGACCACCAGAGCCGCCAGAATGGCGACGATCATCACTGATAGCCCTCTGCTTTTGCTCCCCTCACCCTCGTCGTCCGGCTCTTCATCTGGGACTTCGCTGTCAACAGCATCCACGACCTTCGGTGGCGACTCGGGCTCTTCGACCGGGGCACGGTCCTCTGGGGTCTCCAACGGCTCGTCGTCTGGCTCCGGAGCCTCCACCTCTGCGGGCTTCGTCGGCTCGTCCTTCTTCACCGAATTGTCGGCGAGCTTCTTCATGAAGGCTGCGTCGGGGATCCCATCTGGGTAGGGAAGCTCATTGTCGATCTCGAACTGCTTGATGGCCGCCCGAGACTTCGGCCCGATGTCCCCGTCCGCTCCCGAAGGCCCTAGGTCGTACCCCTGGTTGATCAACTCCTGCTGGATATGCGCCGGAGTCGGGAACATCGACAGCTCGGGCATCTCTGCCTCGAACTCCTTCAGCTCCGAAGTGAAGTCTGGAAGGTCCAGCCCCCACTCGCGCTCCAGCACGGGACGAATGGCCTCGTAGCGGTGTGGGTAGATCGCAATGCCAGGACCGAAGGTCATCTCCTTCAGCGCGATGACGAGCTGGTCGTCCAACGACGCGCTCTGGAACTCCTTGGAGTTGTACGCCTTCCGGAAGTGCTCGTCGGCCACCGCCGGCAGGTTGCCCGCGAAGCTCAAGAATGCCGAACGGAGCGCTCCGGCCGCTCCTCCAGTTGGGTAGCCGCCCGAGGGGAACAGGATGTCCCGACTCTTCTTCATGGCAAAGAGCAACAGGCGCTCGTGGGTGAACTTCTCCTGTGCCTCGCGGAAGGGGCGCTCCTGCCACAAGCAGCTCATCACCGCAGCTACGCGCTTGGCCTTCTCGATCTGCTCGTCGGTCCACTGCCCCTTGTAGCCCGTGGCACCCCCGAGGAAAATCTCCCGTTGTTCGGCCTTCGAGGCCACCTGCTGGCCCTTGTAGTGGAAAGCCCAGCTGTCCTGCGCTGTACGACGAAACCCGCAGGAGACCGGCATCTCGTCCAAGTACGACATGAGCAGGTCATGGTCCTCGCCCGCGCAGTAACCGAGCATGCGCGTGACGCCGTAGATCGAAGCTGCTTCGCAGAACTGGATCAGACCGACGCTGAGAATGCATCTGTCATACATGTTCGCGGCGCCATAGCGCCCGCCTTCGGTCGCCGTCAGCGTCGCAAGCACCTTGTCCCAGTAGCCAGGGTTCTCCGGGATCTTGTAACGATGCTTCCCCAGCGTGATGGGTCCTGAGTACTCCCGATACGACCCCCAACGAACCAGAGGTAGGTACTCGTCTGATTTCATGACGAAATACCTTACCTGCGGTGCTGCGCTTTCTCAAGCAGCCAGCCGCGGTAGCAACTTCGCAACTCCCACGGAGAGAAACGGCCTGGGTCTCCGTCCATGTGGTGAAAGAAGTCCCGCGCGTCATCCATCGAGCTGAACACCGGACCCAGCGCCCAACCGCCCTCCGCCAACACGACGAAGGGCTTCCCGTCCTCTGTCGTTCCCTCCAAGAACTCCACGACTGACCATGGTACGCAAAGACGTCGCTTCCGCGAGTGCGAAGTTGAGGGGGTCAGAAGTTCTCTTCGTAGGCTTCCTTGTGCCCGAGCTTGATCATCTCCCTGATCATCGCCGGGTCGAAGCTCAGCGAGTCGAACTTCGTCATCGAGTGCCGAGGCTTCTGTACTCTGATCTTCACGTTCTTGTACTCGGGCTTCGGCTCGACGAAGGGGTTGTCGATGCCCAAGCAGCGCAGGTCGTTTCGCATGATCTCATCACCGCTGACCGAAAGGTAGCGGAACAGGTAGTCGTAGGAGAACTTACCCTTCGGATCCCAACTCCCCCGAACATCCGGATCTGCCGACATGATGACGTCGATCTCCGTCGCCCCCAGCTCCAGCGCTGCGGCCAATGGGGTCACGTTCCGGGCTCCTCCGTCCGTCCGTACCTCGCCCCCAACACGGATGGGCTCGAACATCACGGGGTAAGACGAGCTGGCAAGAACCCACCAAGCCAAGTTCGTGGAGGTCTCCGTGGCCAAGGTGTACTCACCCGTCTCCCAGCTCACCGCACCGATTCGGAGTTTTCGTCCGGAGACTCGAACGGCTTCCTCGTTCAGCGTCTTGGTCACGAGATCTCGAAGCGGGGCCGTGTTGAACACCGACGCCTTGGAAGGAACTGACAACGGCCAGAACGCCCACTTCTTGTAGATCTTCTTCGTGTTGATCCCCAACCAAAGCTGATGCAGCCACTCCCAAGCCGCCTTGGAGTCTCCGAGCTTGAACTGCGCAAGCCCCGCAGTGTTCAACGCCCCCACCGAAACCCCGCACAAGATGTCGTAGTCCCGGCCTTCGTCCTTCATCACCTTCTGAAGAACCCCAACTTGGTACGCCCCTCGGGATCCGCCACCGGACAGAACTAGCGCTCTCATTTACTCTTCGTCCTTCGCCGTGCAGTAGAAAGTGAGGGTCAGCATCTCCCCGCCGACCGCCGAGTGATCGAGGGTGCTGACCACGAGGTCCATCCCCGCTGAAGCTATCAGCTCCCGAGCCGTGGCGTAGTTGAAGGGAACCGCCTGCACGTCGTTCTTCATGCCCCTGGACTTGCGGCGGAACTCCTTGATGTCCGAGATCCCCTGGTGCTCTGTGGTGGCTCCGATGGAAGACACCGCCGGAAGGGCTCCCCTAGCCTCGGTGATGATCTGAGTGATGCGATGGTAGAAGTCTTCTTGAAGGGGGATTCTGGTGCCCGAGGGGAAGGGCGTGGGGGTCCAGGTTCCTCCCCGGAAGGTCAGGTACATCTCGATGTCGATGACCGTGGTCCAGTCCTCGACCTCTGGAGCCGTGATAGACCACTCAGAGCCAGACCACTCGACGATGGCCCCGTCCAGGCCCATCCAGGCGCCCGTCCCGCCCTCGGCCACCAAGTACCGGTCTCCCACGTTGGGTGAACCTGGAGGGTCCGTCTCCGAGGCTGTGAGGACAGGACCTAGCTCATTGGAGCCCCGCACGTACTCGGGGGCGAACACGTCCACGTAGCCCCGGACCGTGTAGCCGAAACTCGTCTCCAGCACCATGTCGCTGGAGAAGTCCGCCTCGGCGTCTTCGATGCGGAGGACCTTGCCCTCGACGGGGGTTACGTAGAAGTTCGACGTGGTGGCGTAGCTGAAGCTCGCCGTCACCGTGTTGCCCGTCTGGTCGGAGAAGAAGTTGACCTCCCCGTTGTCGTAGTCGACCCAGTAGTCGTAGGAGCCGCCCCCATCGTCGAAGACGAAGATGGGACACTGGGTCTTGACCACGCCGTCGACCTTCACCTCGACGGCGTAGCCATGTTCGACCGAACCAACCCACTTCTCCTGGTTGTGCAGCCGGCCCGAGCGTAGGTCGATCCAATTGTCATGGACCGGATCGGTGCTGGTGCTCTTCCAGATGAGTCCCGAGGATCCCGCCTTGGCCTCCATGGCCTGGTCCGTCGCCCGTTCGGAGTCCCCGAACCACGTCGTCTTGTCGCAGAAGTTGTGGCTGCCGACGACGGTCTCTGAACCAACCCGAGGGGCGTAAGCCTGAAGCGGAATGCCATCGGCCTGGATATTCGGCTTCTTGAGATCGTGCCTCATGACGGAATCACCTCGGTGCCGTAGTGCAGGAACGCCCGCATGGTCACCAGACTACTGAGGTCGTCACGAACAATGATCTCGACCACCTCATCGTCGTCCACCAGGACAACCGAAGAGAGCCGGGGCTCCAAAGCAAAGGTGAACTGGCGGTCTCCGTTGCTGAAGCTCACGTCGTTGATGACTTGAAGCTGGCCGAACAGCTCGGAGTTGTCCCGGCAGTTGAAGGCCCAATAGGTGTCACCTCCGAGCATCCGGTAGCGGAAAGCCAGGCCACTTGTGAGCCCGCCCACGATGTTGGCGAAGCTCGTGCTGCCCCAGCCCGTGTCCCCAGCGCTGACGATCAGGGCCAGCCGCTCGACGTGGTAGATGAACCCCGTCGGCGCAGAGATCCGATAGATGTGCGGGCCGCCGCCAGCGCTTGGAGTCACGGACACGTCGTCCAGCCAGATGTGCAGACCACTGGCGTTGATGAAACGGAGCACGAGCTTCTGCACGTTCCCGGTCAGGCTGAAGTCCGAGATGGGAATGGCGACCTTCTTCCACTCATCGAGGTCGAAGTTGCTGAGGTAAGAACTCACCAACACCGAACCTCCAACCTGGCTGTTCGACCCGTCTACCCAGAACACCCGAAGGTTCCCGCCCGCCACCAGGGCCTTGAGCTGAAGCCAGAACCCCAACTCGTCGACCGTCCCAGCGATGTCCTGCATCGATCCATAGTCGAACACGATGGTGTCATTCTGGCTGGTCGCGCCCGAGTTGAGCCCGTAGGTCCCGCCCGGCGTGTGGTTTGCAGGACCGTGCTCGGAGCCCACTCCGGTTCTCGTCCAGTCAGCCCCCGTGTCACCAGCTCCGGTGCCGTTCCAAACATTGACGGGGGTGCCAGCGGCGATGCCGTTGACGTTCATCAGCTCGGACTGTGTGTCGGTCCGCCGGAAAGGAGCACGCCCTAGCTCTAGCTGCTGCTTCGAGGTCTGAAGTGTGCCATCAACCGAGCGTGGCTGAATAGTGCCGGAAAGGCCGACGATGCGCGCCACCGCCTCATCCTCATCTCCCACCGTCGTGCGAGTCGGGAAGGCTGTCGTGTAGTCCGACCAATCACTCGGCCCGATGTCCGTGGCGTACACGAGGTCGAGAGCGCCCGACCAAGCCTTCGCTTGCTCGCTGCCCACCGTGGACACGAGCTGCTTGTCATAGACCACATAGCTGCGGTCCTGAGTGATCTGCTTCCACAGGGCGTAGTCGACGTAGAGGACGCGCATCAGTAGTACCCCCTCACCACAGCGTCGATGGCGATGTTCGTGCCGCTGTACTTGGCGCGTCGCACGATGATCGTGTTGGTCCCGTTGCCCGTCATCGTTGTGCCATCACGGGCGGTCGTCTCGTCGGGGAAGCTGATCGAAATCGACTGGCCGGTCGTGTAGACCCGTTCGACCACATGCTCGGTTCCGTCGTCGAAGATGATCTCGGTGACCGCCCCCTTCGTGGGGTCCTCGTTGCCTACCGTGATGTTCTGCAAACGGAAGGTCTCGCCGCTCGGAATCGTCCACGTCGTGTCGTGGCTCCCGACCGTCAGCGGGGTGTCAGCGAAGATGTCGACAGCCGTGGTGGAGGGCGGGGGAAGAGCACCTACGACGCTGACCTTGCCGGTTATCTCCAGACGGTAGACCACCCCATCCTGGGTGATGGTGACCTCGTTACCGGAGCTGTCCACCAAGACGGGCTCGATGCGACCATCCGAGTTGGTCCTCAGCGTCTCGACGTTGGTTCCGTCCCAGCCGGCCAGCAGAACTGGATCTCCCACCGGGGGCGAACCATCCCCGCCCGCGCCAACAATGCGCTGCCGACCTGCGGTGTCGGTCAGCTCGGTCTGGACATTGGTGCCGTCGTAGCCAGCCGTCAGAACGGGGTCTCCAACCGGAGCAGCCCCATCAGCCGCAGCCCCAACCGCGACCTGTCGGCCGCCAGTGTCCGTAAGAAGATCTCTAGTTGTCGTCCCATCAGAACCAGCAACCCTGACAGGATCTCCGTCGACCGCAACCCCATCAGCCACCGTGCCGACCACCCGCTGCCTACCAGCCGTGTCCGCCAGTTGAGTCCTGACGTTGGCGCCGTCGTAGCCCGCAACAAGAACAGGAAAGCCGACAGGGGCACTTCCGTGGGCTGCAGCCCCCGCGACGGTCCACGGAGGAGTCCCCTGCTGCACGGTCCACGTACCGCTCTGGCTGACTGGGATGGCGCTCTGGTCAGAGGACACGGCCACCGGAATCGACGCCGCCATGACCTTTTGCCCCACCGTAGGCGTCGTCGATCCGAGCCAAGCCCCTATGTTGGCGTCGAGTCGGCCTCCCACGAGCGCCGCAGGGAGCTGGGAGGTGTCGATGGTGATCGACCCCCCACCATCCGAGATGGGAAGTGCCTGGCCGCCGGAAACCCCCTGAACGCTCACCACTCCGCCGGTCGGGCTCCCCGCAGTCCCCGCGCCCACCAGCACCTGGCGCCCGCTCGAATCGACGGACACGAAGCGAGCTGTCGTACCGTCTACCCCGACCGTGATGAAGCCACGGATGTTCGCCGGCAGCGTCGTGGCGTCTTTGATTCCGATCTCGACGCTCTCGGACGAGTAGGGGACGGCTGCGGGGCTCGTGGTCATGTCGTCCAAGTCCTCGTGCGCGACTGCTCGAAGATGCCACTATAAGTGATCGAGTCCGTCAACGTCACCAGCAACGTCTCGGAAGCATCGTACATCTTCCACACGATGGTGGTGGGGACGATGCCCGTCCAGGTCACGATCTTTTCTAAGATCTTCTTCTTGGACACCCCGCTCTCGTTGTACCAAATCTCCGTCTGCGGGAAGATGCCCGCGTAGGTCGTCTCCTTGTAGGCCCCGCTGGCGAATCCGTCTGCCGGGCCATCGTCGATGAAGTGGATCAGGTCGTACAGGGCCTTGTGCTGCGCCGGACTGATCCCTCCCCCGACCCGAGGGTCGTACTCCCCCGACGAGTCGACCATGCTCCACCGGCCGTTGTAGTAGCGAAGCTCCCCCTCAACAGACGCTGGAGACGCCTGCTCGTCGAAGTAGGCCGCCTCTTCCTCCCGAAGAGGCGCCCCAGGCCGCCTATCCGGAGTCCTCCCCATCTACCTCTTGGTCCTCCCGCGCTGCTTGGCTGCCGCAGCTCGCTTCTTCTTGGCCGCTTCCTTCCTAGCCGCCTTCTTGTCCTCCGGCGTTTGCCCCGCCCCCCGAGGCTTGGGCGCCGGCTTCTGAGGCTTCGGAGCTACCGGAGTCGGCGCCTCTGCCGGAGCGGTCTTGCGGACCGCCTGAGGCCGTTTGGGGGAGGCTTTGGGGGTCTCGGGAGGCTCCTCTGACACCGGAGCCTCCGAGGTGTCCTCAACAGGCGATTCCGGGGGCTCTAAGGCCCCTTCCGCGGCCCTTCGGTCCTTCAGGCTACCCGAGGGCCGAACGCCGGGCGGACGCCTAGAAGGCCCCTTCTCGTCCGAAGGGACGGCCTCGTGGCCACCTTCTTCCGTCTCCTGAATGGTGCCAGCAGCCTCCGCTATCCGGATGGCCTGGATCTTGGCCTCTTCGGAGTCGAACTCCTCCTTGATTCTCTTGACCTGCTCGGTCGCCTCGTCCAGCCGACCCTTCATGATCGGAACCTGAACATTAGACTGCTGAGCTAGATGCTGCAGGGAGTGAATGCAGGTTCGAATGTATCGATCCACGGTCTTGGCCTGGTCGGCGTCAAGCTGACCGCCCTCCAAGTCACTCCGCAGTCGAGCAAAAACGTCCCTCTCGATGACCTCAGCCGCCGTCTTCAGCGACCCCGCCGCTCCTTCCGTCCGATACAATTCTGCCGTAAGAGCATCAAGGCGATCGTCCGCCTTGATGCCCATGTCCTGTAGAATGGCCTTCTTCAGCTCGGCCTTGTCGATGCCCATGAGGGCCTAGACTACTACGTCAGCGCCCCGCTGATGAACATCTGAATGACATCCGGGTTGCCTGGAGACGCCTTCAGGTTGAACTCGGCGTAGAAGCAGCCGTACTGCTGATCAGGGGTCGCCGTCGCTGAGGGGTAGACATCGTTGTTGGCCGAGGCGTCGGCGCCGTTCCACATCAGCTGGCCGTTGATGAAGACCTCGACGTCATCCACGAAGCTGACGTTGCGGTAGTCCAGCAAGTCCGCCGAGATGTTGGCCGAGCCGGGGCCGTTCGGACCCTCGATCAGCGTGTTGGCAGAGATGGCAGAGGTGACCGAGGCCACCGCGCGATACCGCTGGTCTGCATCGTTGGCCTGCACGATGGCGTTCAGCAAAGAAACCTCGCCGAAAGCCGTTTCGAAGGCGTCCCACTCCGCCGAGCTGTCGGACAGCACGAGGTCGGAGGCGTAACCAGACCCCGCCTGGTACTGATCCGTGAGAGCCAGCAGCGCTGCGGAGTCCAGCTTCAAGTCGCCCGCACCACCAGAAGCAACCGTCAGCGCTCCGCCGCTGTCGATCTGATTGGCCGTCACGCCCACGTTGATGGTCGTGCCCGCAGCACCCGTGTCGAAGCTCGCTCCGTTCAGGAAGTCGTTGCTCGCGGCGTCGTTGTCGAACACGTCGACATCGGCACCGAAGGTGATGGTACTCGCGCTCGTGCCGCTGTTCTCCGTGACGCCGAAGAGGACCGCTTCGTTGTCGTCTCGGATCTGCCAGACCAGCCCGGCCCCTTCGAGGTCCAGGTAGGAAGCCGTCGTCACATCCACCGGGGTCGTGCCCTGGTTGTCGTAGGCCACCTGCCGAGTGACCGTGGATCCTGAGGGGACGTCCACGACGGCGCCGCGGAGAAAGTCCTGCTCGTTCAGGTCTTCCAAACCGACGCGCTCGACCGAAGCGTAGTTGATGGTCTTGCCGTTCATGTCGGCGGCCGTCACCAGCTCCAAATCGTCGCCCGCGCTGTTGACTACGACGAAGGAGATCTGCGCCCGGTTGGGAGTCGTCCCCGTCATCGTCGATCCATCGGTGCTCGACTCCGTCTGGAACAAGCCCCATACCCGGCGCCCGCTGGAGTCCAGAATCGGATCGCGCGTGGCGCCGTCCACCAGCTCCACGATGTTCTTCGGGGCGATGGCAGTCGACCCCGAAACCTCGTCCAGCCCCGCCGTCGCAAACGTGGTTGCCGTCGCCGCCACCGTACCCAGCGTGGTTACGGACCCGATCGCCGCCGTCGTGTTGGAGGGCAGCTGAGCCAACGTGAGAACGACGACCTGCACCGAACCAAGTGGCCCAATGTCCGTCAGGTTCGCCACGCCGCGGAGTACGCGCTTGCGCTCCGTGTCGTGCAAGTCTTGGTTCAGATCGTCGATACCGCGAGCTGCACCGTTCTCGAACGTCGTCGGGACCGTGAGACCGGCGAACCAGTCGTTGCCGGACGTGGTGGTGTTCAAGAAGCGGTTGAGCTGCGAGATGACGCCCTGAAGGAACTGCTCCATGTTCCAAGTCGTCGTCTCCAGGCCGGAGCCAGAAGCAACTTGGTCATCGAACGTGTCCAGGGTTTTGATCTGCGTCTCGGGACGGAGGAATGTTCGCGACATCTACCTCTCCTTCAGGGGGCTACGAGGGTGTGTGCTGCCGTCCGTCCTGAAACTGCTAACGTCCTTGAACTTAGACCCATCCTACAGTCGAGAAGCCGAAAGTATCAAGCCTCCACCTGAATGGCTTCGGGTGTAACCGTCACGGCTCCCGGCGTCTTGGTGATGACCTCTGAGGTCTCGATGATCAAATTGCCCTCAGAATCCAGCTTAGCGGTCTGCACCGTGGAGTCGAGCAGAGTCGTGTAGCCGGAGATCGTGACGTTGGTGAACCCCACCCCTTCCACGCCCAAAACGACCTGGATGAGATCGGACACGTACAGCGAGTCACCGAACTCCCGGTCCTTCAGCACCCCGTCGATCGCCGTCTCCACCGCGGTCCTCGTTTGCTCCAGCGAGTAGCCCTGATTCACGCCGACACGTACTGCAATAGTGGGGTAGATCAAGAACTTGCCCCCCGACACCACCTCCACCGTCTGAGTGACTTCCTTCCGGACGTTCAGGTAGTCCTCCAATGACCCCACGAGACCGTTGCTAGGCGCGGTGTAGAAGCCTGCCGCGTCACGAACCAGGATGGGCACCGTCACGAGATTGGCCTTGCAGTCAGCAGACAAGATCTTGTCCACGTGCTCGTCGATGATGGTCAAGTTCTCCGAGACCGTGGTGGACGTGGCGCCCGCCTCGCTGGGGTCGAGATCGTCTGCTACGCCTTCCAACGTGAAGTTGAAAGTCCGGAACAGTCCCGTGCTCGATGTGGGGTCGGCGCTGTCGTAGAAGCCCACGATGACGTCGATGGAAGCTCGGGAGTCCTCGGCGCTCTTCAGATAGGAGTCGGAGCCGTCGATCTGCAGCGACGTCTTGGCTAGACCGATCTTGTCGATCTCGTCGTTCACCAGGCCGATGGCCCCAATCTGTGTATCGGATGACCCCTTCATCGTCGCTGCTTTAGACACGATGGAGTCCTGCAACGTGTCGATCGAGTTGAAGTAGGCCAAAACGGCATCTCGATCCACCGTAGTGATCACCGTAGGGCTGCCTACCGTGAAGCCATTCACGAGCGCCTTACCGTCCGTGACGTGGGTCTTCGAAGTGTCGGCATCGACGTCGACCTCCAACGACAGATTCCGGTTGGCTCGGACGCCTGAAAGCAAAGCAGCTGCGTTGGTGTCTATGGTCCCCACCGCCGTGACGATGTTGTCCAGCGCCGAAGAGATCGTGGAGGAGAAGTCCAAGATCTGGTTCAACGTGCCCGTGGTGGCCGTCGTCGCGTCGGAGATCTCATCCCGGATGGTGTCTACCGCCCCCTCCAACGCGCTGGTGATAGCCAAGATGGCGTCCTGCAGCACGAGGTCCGTGGCCGCCGAACGCGACGAGATGGCCTGCGCCACCGCCACACGACCATACACAGGGTCGGCATACGAACCCGCCAGCGCGTCGTAGTCCTCTCTCGTGACTGCCACCCGGCGAGAGTTGAACACGCGGCCAGCGAACGACTTGGCGTGGTCCAACGACTCCAAGTCGTCTCCGCCTGAGGACCCTTTCACGTTGTTGATGGACAAGTCGACTGTATCGCCTCCTACGACCAACGGCGTGACGGCGGCCTGGATGGTCTCCTTGCCCACGATGCCCGCCTTGCCCGACGTAGCTACGTAGGAAAGAACAATCGAAGCGCCGGTGGCTGGAATGTTCCCCGCGGTGCCATCCCCGAACCGCACGGTAGGAGGATCGTCGTTGTACCCTACCTCGTACTGATCGGTCTCCTCGAATTTGAGAAAGTCCTCTTCCTTGAAGGAGACCCCATCCACAGAAACTTCGACAGAGCCGGAAGCCACGTTCTTCCCCTCCGGCAAACGCGTTAGCTCGTACACCTGATTGGCTGTACCGTCCGAGGTGATCGTCTCAGACACCGACTCGCCTTCATAGACAGGAACGAGCTTCGAGGTCCCCGCAGTCTGCTCCGCCGGAGAAAACTCTACCGCCTCGCCGGCTTCGAAGATCAAGTCATTCGGCCCCTCGAACTGAAATCCAGCGGGGATGGACACCGTATAGGACTGAGCCGTGACAACGCTGACTGTCAGGTCTGTCGAGGACGCTACTGCGCCGCCCATCTTGTAGCCGAGCTGGCGGGCGATACGGGCGACGCCCTTACGAGTCCGCGCCGTCGTAAGGTAGACCTCGGTAGCACGACGATCCAGGTAGAAGCTGAGCGAGTCGAGCCCGTAGGCGATCATGTCGAGCAGCATCATGCCCAACGACGCCAGGGCGAAGTCGTTGTAGTACGCTGCGAACTTGACCTGCAAGCGCGCTCGCAGATCATCCACGTGGGTGTCGAAGTCAAAACCGACAAAACGAACACGGTTAACTGATGCGAGAGCCATTGGACACCTCAGTGGTAAGCGCGACAGCTTCGTCCCAGCCCCGTTGCAGGCGAGATCGTATCACGCGATGATCAATACCAAGACGCTCTGCCCACTCTTGAAGGCACCGAGTCTGACCTTCAAAAGTTATGAGGCGGTTGTTGCTTCGGTTGCGCTGCTGCGTTCGTGCGTCGGCCCATCTACAGTTCTCAGGCGAATAGCCCTTCCGCACGTCGATTCGATCGAGAGAGTGCTTTGCCGAGGGCCTGCGCCCCATGTCTGCCAAGAAACACTCAAACGACTTTTTCCAGCGCCCGCAAACCTTCACTCCGCTCCCTCCGTATGTAGGGAAATTCTTGTGGTCTGGGTTGTAGCAACGAGCTTTCATCTGCGACCAAGTCGAGTATTCCGCGCTGTACTCGTTTTTCAGCGAACCTTTCCGCTTGAAGGTCCCATGAGTCGGCGGCGTCTCCAGCGCTCGCTCCACCGACCACCCACGCCCCAAACGTCCCGATATTGTAGTCACTGCCAATCCAACTTCTCGCGCCCACTGCGTCAAGCACTTGATCTCCCCTTGGTGCTCTAGGAGTCTGTTCGATCGGATATTCTGCGCTTGCTGCGTTCGAGACACCCAGCGACAGTTCCCCGGCTCATAGTGCCCATCCGAATCGATACGATCCAAAGTGGCGTCTGGATCTGATTTCCGCCTCATGTCCTCCAAGAAGTGCCCGTAGGAATATTTCCAGCGAGAAGCTACGCAGATGCGCCCTTTGGACGCCCCCGCTCTTTGCTTCATCAGTTGCCACGCTGTGTACTCAGCGGTCTTGCGAGCCTCCCCGTGTTTCCTCATCCCCTGACCTACAAGACAACCACAAGAGCTAGTGTTACCGCTGCGCAGACTATCCGTGCGCACCTCTTTCGTGGCCCCGCAGTCGCACCGCACTTCCCAAACCGTGCACCTACCCTGATTGGGTGCTGCAGCCACCACAAGGAGCCGCCCAAATCGGCGTCCTAGAAGATCCGCTTTCTTAGGCACGGACGTACCTGACTCTGTTGACCGATGCGAGTGCCATAGCTGTTCCTTAGATCACCGGGCCTTGGTTCGTACCGAGAGCGACCGACACCTGCCCTTGCTGCTGCGTGGCCCGCACGACGTAGTAGACGGTGATGATCACCGTGTCCAGGTAGGAGCCCTCCCCCTCGTTGCGGTGGCGCTGCACGTCGATTCTTTGAAGGATCACTCTGTTCTCGTTCCTAGCTACCGCGTTCCCGATCGTGGTCCGGATGGCCGACTTCAGCAGGTCGTCGTTGTCTTCGTGCACGAAGCTGAAGGCATCCGACCCCAAGTTGGGGCGCATCACGCGCTCGCCGAAACCCGTAAGGATGAGCTGAATGAGCGCATCTCGAATGAGTATGTCGTCTTGCGCTCCTTCTGGAAAAGAAGTGGGGCCAGGGCCAAAGGGAAAAGCGAGTCCCTGATAGATCGGTTCGTCGCCGTTAGCCATGGTGCCTCAGTCTACACCTCATCGAGAGGGCAAGTGGGAAGAGATGGGAGCTTCGGGAGAGCTGGGAGACCCGGAAGCCCTGGGAGCGCGGGGAGGCCAGGAAGAGAAAGAGAGGGAAAGGGGATCGACGGGAAGGGGAGGTCGATGGTCGGAAGTGAAGGGAGCGTCGGAAGAGACGGCAGTCCGGGGAGCCCCGGCAGTCCGGGGAGCCCCGGCAACGAAAGCGACGGGAAGGGAATGGATGGGAATGGCAGGTCGATGGTCGGAAGTGAAGGGAGCCCCGGCAGCGCAGGCAGTCCGGGAAGCCCCGGCAACGCGGGGAGCCCTGGCAACGAGAGCGTGGGAGGAAAGGGGGGAAGAGCACACTTCGAAGCCATTCACTTCACACCTTCACCTTGATGGCATCTGACTTGAAGGGCGGGGGAGGCGCGAGCGGAGGAGCCGTAGGCGCACCCACAGGCGGCGGCACGTTGTGGGTGTGGGATGCGAGCCAAGGAAGAAGAAGGTCCGCGACGGCCACTGACAACGCCGCACCGTCGCCCAAGTACACCCCACCGCTCTTCAGGTTGATGTTGGGCGCGTTGAGATTGAGGTTCTTGGCCGCGATGATATTGACGTCTCCCTTCCCATCCATCCCGATGCTGCTCTTGCCGTCGATGAGCGAGATACCGTCCGCGCTAGTCGTGATCAAGTTCCCGTTCGCGTCCTGAAGAGTGATCTGCTTCTCCTTCGTGTTGAGCACGAACAACTGCCCCTCGGCGTCTCTGATCTGCACGGCGTCCTCGTTGAACGAAAGCACCGCGAACTTGTCGCCCCCCGCCATATCCGCCGCCACCTTGTCTGGATCGGACGCCGCCGGGTCCCCAGAAGAAATCTGGTGCCAGAACAGCTCGACCTTCTCCTCCCCCGCAGCATCGTTGAACAGCAAGTAGTGCCCGGCCCGCGAACGAAAGCCCCGCTTCTGAGGCTTGCCGTCCACATACCCAAACTCGGAGGGGATCGGACACTTCCCGGAGGGGACAGTGAAAAACCCCCCGTAGTACGCTTTGGGAATAGAAGGATCCCCGTTGTCGAACTCCACCCGAACATAGGATCCGACAAGAGGGGGGTTGAACCACCCAAAGCGATCTCCAGCAATGTCCGCCGCCGGAGGAACCCAGACATCCACCGCGGGCAAATTCTCGTCGTGCCCGACCTCAGGACAAGAAATCTGAATCCTCCCCCGCTCCTCGGGGTCCTCGTTGTCTCTAACGATCGCTTTGTAGGAACTGTAGTAAGTACGGAACGTGTCCTCCATCCCAAAGTGGGCGACGCTTTCTTCCAGCTCTTCTACGGTCCTCATGTCCCTGACCCCCCATCCGTCGAAGCCCCCTCTTCCCCCGCCTTAGCTGGAGGGTTCTCAACAAGACCAAACGCCTTGATGACCTCACCCTGAACAAAGGCACTGTTGTAGTAACCCACCCACTGCGTGCTGAAGCCGCTAGACCCTAAGGTGTGTACTACCTCGTAGATTCCGTAGTTCCAGTCGAACCGTGGCCCCATGCCGTCGATCTGAGCCGTGCGCCCCGGAAGCAAATCGGGAACCCCCAACGTCTCTACCTCGATTCTAGCTCCCCCGTTCTTTGTCATGGATCCGATCTCCGCGTGGACTTTCTCCGCGTGCTTCTTGGCGTTTGGGTTGTCCGAGTGGAATATGTCCATGGCGGCGCCGTTCTTCTTATCCGGCTCCTGAAACGCCCCCTTCTTCCCCCTCGCTGTGCCAGGGCCTGACCGATTGACGGGCTTACCCCCAAACTTGTCCTTGTCCGCAAAGCTGTTGTGGACAACCTCTCCAGTCTTGTCGTCGATCCCGGCCGAGTGGGCGCCCAAAATGGAGGCTGGGTAGAAAACAGCTTGCGTGGGCGTGTTGAAGGTAAGGATGGGGTACACGCCGGTGGCGGGGCCGATGCCCCCGCCCGTGGAAATCTCCTCGGTGATGTCCCCAGGAAAAAGCTGAAATCGCCAGCCTGGCTCAGAGATCCACTGTGTGTCGACTGGGAAGATACGTAGCAGGGCGCTACCTAGCTCCTGCTGCTCAAAAGTGAACCAGCACTTGCTTTCCTTGATCAATCTCTGGATAAGCGTCCACTCCGTCAAATAGCCCGCGGAGAAAGTGGGCTGCCTGTCGAGCAACAACAGCTTCTGAGCGTCGGTAGCAAACCCCCCGGCTTCGACAGCGTCTGTGTTTACGTCGATCTTTCTTGGATTGTCGGGGTCAGGGCCAGCGAGCAGGCTCTTTATGATCTGCAACCTAGATCGATGGTAGTAGTGGTTGGGGGCCGTCGTTCTCGTCGCGCTAAAGCCCAACACAGGCTGGCTAACAAGCCCAATAGTCACTTCTTCGGCAGAGATCGACACGTCTGGGGTGGTCAGAAGCCCTGTAAACACGGGAGATAGAACGGCTGCTCCGGACGACAGGGCGTATCCAAACTGGACCTGAATGTGAGAAGAGCCGTACTGAATCTTCTCGTCGTTGAGAAGCCGAATCATGTACTCATACGGACCCGCTAGCGTCGCCGTGATGATGGGGAAGTTGTTGAGCAGAAGCTGGATCGACAAGTCCTGCAAGACTGGAAGCGGGGGAAGTTCCCCATCCACGTAGGAGTTGGACCACAGAGGGATCCTAGTGTCGTCCGGATTCACAATGGCGGCTACCATCACCGGGTTCGCAAAGTCGTACAAGGTCGCCATCTAGAACACCGCCCCCTTGAACAACGTCTGCTGCACATAGGTCGGAGAAGGGATACGGATCACGTCCCCTTCGTTCAACTGTGTCTGCACCAGCTCGATGTCGTTCGCTACCGCAATGACCCACCACAACACGGCGTCCCCGTAGTACTTGAAAGCCAGTAGGTCTAGCCGGTCCGTCGACTTCACCCTGACCTTGATGTCGTCGATGTTGATCGGAATATCGGGCATCTCGTTCTGGTCCCAGAACTCGTATTCCGCACCATCTGTCCCTTCGACGAACACGAGGTCGTAGAACCGAAGCCGGCTTCGTGTTTTTACCGTTGCTGCCATCTTCTACTCACTAGGGTCGAGGAGATCTGGAAGATCCGGTGATTGGTGGGTTTCCCGTAGCCGCCGCCTTCCTCGCCGCCGTGGAACCGATAGGCCGCTGCTTGACGGCGGTCTTCACCTCGTCCACCGAGGACTTCACGCTGTTGGTGGACTGAACCACGTCCTGCAATACCTCCACCATCTGGTTGAACGTGATCCTCGCCTCCTTGCGCCACCAGTCCGGTTGGTTCACGGCGTTCACGATGTGCCCGGCATCGCCACTCACAATCCGAAGAGTCTCGGCGGTGGCGATCTCCAGCTCCTTGGCTTCCTCTTTGGCTTTCTCGATTGCCTGCGCCTTAGCGGCTTCCACAGCCCCCTGCGCCCGGCGCAAAGTGCGGAACGCTCGGGTAACCTCGTTGACCATCTCCACGACGTCGTCGACCGCAGAGCGTAGGTTGGCAGTCAAGTCCTGCGAAGAGAGGTCCATCTCCTCGAAGGCTTTCTTGAATGCCCCCTTCAGCTTACCCAGGAAGCCCTCCATCGTCTTGAGCTGGTTCTGCGTGTGCGTCTTCGTGGCCGCCTCGATGTTCTTGAACTCCTTGATCCCCGTGTCGTAGATGGACTTCATCGTCGCCGCCCACGAGTCAGTCATGATCTTACCGTTGTCCTGAATGTACTTCGCGGACAACCCCATCGACTCGTCTATGTCGTCGTGGATCGAGTTCCGGAACACCTTGTCGACCAAGCCGTCCAGGGTTTCGATCAGCCCCTTCAACGGCCCCAACGCGTCCTTCAGCCAGTCAGTCACCTTCTTGAAAGCAGCCCGCACCGACCTCGCGATGGCCTCGAAGATGTCGCTAAAGACCGTCTTGGCCTTCTCCCACCACCCTCGAATACCTCCCCCCTGACCATCGTCCCAAGCGTCCTTGACGTACTTGACCATGGCGTCGACCGGCGCCATGACGGAATCCTTGATCCCGGCGAAGATGTCGGAGAAGAACTTCTTCAGATCTCCCCACGCCGCCTTCATGTCGTTCCAGATGTTCTTCGCGGAATCGACGACGTCCTGCCAGAGCTTCTTCGCAGCATCCAAGATCCCATTGAAGATCTCGGTGAGCTTTTCCTTCATGCTGCGGAAAGCGCTCTTTACCCCCTCGATAGCCTTCTCGACCCACTCCACGAACTTGGTCCACATGCCTTCGACGTAATCGAAGAACTTGCCGAACCGCTTCTGGACCCAACGGATGACGCTCTTGGCGATCTTCTTGAAGAAGTCGAAGACCTCCTTGATGATCCCCTTGATCGTGTCCCAGATCTTCTGGATGCCCTTCGACACATCCGTGAAAGTGTCGAGCACCCACGAGTTGCCGAACAAGTGATCCCAGATCTCTTCGAACCACCCGAAGAAGACGCGGAAGGGCTCGACGAACCACTTGTCGAAGAACTTCCCTACAGCCTCCAGACCCTTCTTGAAGTCCTTCCACAAGTCATCCAGCGAGGGGATTTCCAGCAACGACCAAATGTCGGCGAGAGGATTGATGATGTACTTGTCGATCAACTCCTGAAGACCCTTGGCCAAACCAACAACCAAGTCCACCAAGCCGTCGATAAGCTGCGTGATGATGTTCTGGTCGCCCACCGCGAAAATCATGTTCCACAGCTGCTTGGCGATCTCCCACACAGCTTTACCCAGCAGTGGTAGGGTGGCCTTCAGCAGATCGATGATTCCCGAAACCAACGCGGGGAGAATCGGAGGCAGCGCTTTCACCAGCCCCATGAACAAGGCCATGAACGCCTTGACCACGATGGGCAAGATCTTGGGGGCCGCCTTGGTCAGCGCTTCGATGACCGTGATGAGCGCTTTGACCAGATCAGGGATGATGTCGGGAAGCATCTCGACGATGAGCAAGATGCCCTTCACGAACGCGTCTAGAAGCGGAGGCAAGATCTTAGGAAGCGCATTCGCCAACGAGGCGATCATCTTCGCCAAGCCCTTGATGAGCTTGGGGAGGAGCTTCATGATTGCCTTGACGAGCTGCGGAAGCATCTCAGGCAGCTTCTCTGCAATTCCCACGACGGCATCCAAGATGGCGTCGAACAGCTTTGGCGCCTCCTTGATGATCGCCTCGATGATGGCCTGAAGACCGTCGATCACAGCAGGAATGAGCTTCCCAAGAAGATTTGGAAGCTCTCCTGCTAGAGACACGAGGATGCTGACCAGCCCCTCGATGAGCGTAGGAGCCAGCTTGGCTATGGCTCCAACGACCTTAGGAAGCGCATCCGCCAAACCTTTGATCAGAGTAGGAACCACCTCCACGATCACGCCGACCAGGCCCGGTACGATCTTCACTAGACCCTTGATGACCGCGTCGAGAACCTTGCCGAATGCCTCCACCAGCTTCGGGACGATGCCCGGCAGCGCCTCCACCAGCTTGTCAATCAACGTGGTGAACGCCTCGATGAGCTTCGGGGCGAACTTCCCGAACCGCTCAACAACCTTCTCGACGAGTTTCACGAAGGCTTTTGCGATCTTGGGGGCGTACTTGATGACCGCTTCGATCACGGCATCCTGAATCTCCGAGAACACCGCCAGGACGTTCGGGATCTCCTTCGCGATGGCCTTGATGATGCCGGGCAGAATCTTCTTGGCCGCCGCGATGAACTTCGGGATGGCCTGCTTGAAGTACGTGAACGCCTTCTTGACGATCTTCAGTGTGTCCTGGAAAGCGGTCTGGAACGCCTCCGACCACGACTGCCCCGCCATCTTGGCCTTGAACAGATTGATCGAGAACAGCCCGAGCACCGTGACCAGCGGCCCCAGCACTGCGGTCAGACCAGGGAAGAAAACAATGGCCCCACCGAGAATGCCAAGTAGCGGGCCGAGCTGGGAGATGATCTCCCCCAACAAGACACCGGCCCCCTGCATCTCGCGAGGAAGCAGCCCCGCGGCCCCCAAACGGTGCACGTCGCGGAGCTGGTCGACGAACTTGCCTAGCGGGCCGCCCTTCTTGCTCGTCTCGTCCAAGATCTTGTTGAACGCCGTAGCCGACTTGGTGAAGTCCTTCAGAAAAGTCTTGCTCGCCTTTCCGCCAGCTCGGAAGTGCGCGATGGCCGAGTCCCTTGCCAAGTCGAACGCTTCCTGTAGCGTGCGCCCCGTCGAGAATCCCTCCTTGGCGAGCTTCCCGAGGCTCGCGGTGGACTTGTGCACCGACTTCATCACGTCGAGCACTTCGTCGTCCGTCGTTCGCAGGAACGACATGATGGTGTCGGTGTTGGTGATACCCGCAGCCTCCAACCGACCGCGCATGAAGTTCATCACCTGATCCATGTCCGCCCCGGACTTCTTGGCGTTCTGAAGCATCATCTTCAGACCCTCCACGAAGCCCGCAGGACCACGGTCGATGAGTTCGAAGGCGGCATCCACGTCGCCGCCCATGATGGCCAACTCCTTGACGAACCCCGGCAGGTCGTTGGCCGTGCCGGCGAACATGTTGGCAAACTCCTTCTGCGCGCCGAGCATGGCGTCAGCTAGCTCACTGGACTGCTGCCGAGCCTGGTCGGCACTCCCTGTGATCTTGTAAAGCCCGGCCGAAAGAGCTGCCGTCTGCTTCGCGAAGTTGGCGAGCTGCTTGGGGTCGAGCTTGCGCCCCATAAGCTCCGCCTGCTTGCTCATGCGCTGCATCACCTCAGGCAGCGTCCCGATTCCGCCAGCGACGTCTCGGGTTACCTGCCCCATCGAGGTGAAGCTGGACATCAGCCCCTTGATGTCGTCGTCCGCAAGCCCGAAAGTCTTGCGCATCGTGCGAAGCTGCAGGGCAAGATCCTTGGCGCTTAGCCCCGTGACCTCAGTTAGCTTGGCGAGGTCTGCCGAGGACGAAATGCCGATGAGCCCCATCTCTCCGGCAGCGTCCTTGAACCCGACGATGGCTTGGGTGGCCTGCTCGGCCCCGATGTTGAGCCCGAGAGCCATGCCGGATGCTTGCCCAGAAACTTTCCGTAGCTCCTTGCCGGTAAGACCAAGGTTGACCGCTGTGGCCTTCGACTGCTTTGCCAGCGCTACGCCCTGCGCTTCGAGCCCTGTGGTGAGGTTCATCCCGGCGGAGCCGAGGTTCTGCAGCGCGCCGGAGATCTTCGACAGCGTGCCTACGGAGATCGCCTCCATGAAGCCGCGCAGCTTGTTGACGCGCAAGAGCTGGTTCATCTTGTGAACCATCGTCTTGATGCCATCGAAGCCCGTCTCGATGACCTGCTGAGTCTTGCCGATCTCCGCCCCCCTCTTCTTGAAGAAGAAGGTGAACTTCTTGAGAATCCCCTCGCTCTCCTCTACGTCGTCGCCCAGCCCGCGGAACTTGTCCAAGATGCCTTGCATGGCATTCCCGAACAACTTGGCGCCCTCCGCGCCGATCTTGAACACCGGACGGAACTTCTTGGTCAGAGGCTCCGTGGCGGCCACGATGCCGCCCATCCGCATCTTGAGCTTGTCGAACCCTTCCCCGACCGCAGCGAAGCTCTTACCGAACGTGCCTTCCCACGTCCGCGACACCGACTCGGCTCCTCTGCGCAGGGAGTCCGACAGAGGCTGGAAGGCGTCCGTCACCTGCTGAGGCATTCCAGCCACGCGATCAATCGAGTCCGCGAACGACTGGCTCCACTCGCCTACACGCTTCTCCTGTCGCGCGAGTACCGAGTCGACGCCTTCCATGGCGTCGGTAACGAAGTCGAAGGCGGGCTGGGACGTCTCGTGGAGACGCCCCATCTCCTTGTTGATCCCCTCGAAGCCGGTGGTCACCTGCTGCTGGAGCTTCTTGAGCCCCATATCCTTCGCGCCGAAGGAGAAGCCGAGCCCTAAGAAATTCAAACTCATGGCGCCACCAAAGTTTCAGAGGTATGCTTCACATTATGTCGAAGTACAGGAGCACCCCGAAGCTCACAGCAGCCCAAGTGAAAAAGATACGTAAAAGATCCGAAAGGGGTGAAAAAGGATCCGCACTCGCCAAGGAGTTCGGAGTATCCCCCGCCGCCGTCTCCATGATCATCCGAGGAGTTACTTGGTCGGACATACAAGGCCCGTTGAAAGATCTGCCTCCACGTACTTCGGCGCCGCCGACAGAAGAAACCACAGAGCGTTGGCGACCCGTACCAGGGTACGAGGGACTTTACAGCGTGTCGGACTGTGGAAACGTGCGCATCGAAGTCACGCGTCGAAACATCCGAACAGGCACTCATCTCCGGCAGACTCCTGATCCGGACGGCTACCTCATCGTCACGCTTACTGACACGAGAACCCCGAGGAACTGCCGCGTCTCGCTCGTTGTTCTGGCGGCTTTCGTTGGCCCCCGACCGCCGGGACAAGAAACCAACCACAAAGACGGCAACCGGCAAAACAACCGGCTGGAAAATCTGGAGTACATCACGAAGCCGCAGAACGTGAAGCACTCGATCGAAGTGCTGGGCAGCACACGCCAAGGCGCCAAGAACCCGGCCGCTAAACTCACCGAACAGCGAGTTCTCGAACTCCGTGAGCGGGCCGCGGCGGGGGATAACTACCGGGTCTTGGGCGAAGCCTTCGGCGTCAGCTCGGTCATGGTAGGCAAGATCGCCAGAGGGGAATCGTGGAGCCACATAGGTGGCCCCCTCATCACAGGACGCCCGCGAGGGCGCCCGCCGAAGGGCTCGAAGTGAGTTCAATGCCATGTGCGCCCCATTTCACTTCGGTTTTGGGTTCGTGCTCCTTCGGGGATCATGATGGGCGATTCTACCAAGCCCTGCGGCCCATGTACTACCGCCGACGCATCTTCGACATCGACGCTTCGTGGGCCTTCTGCCTTCTGTCCTCCAAGTCTACCTTGCGTCTTACAAATCGCCTGCGTCTCGTCGTGGGCATGGCCATGAGGTCTTCGTACTGCGCCCCCTGCCACACCTCCATCAAGTAGAAGAGTTCTTCTTCGAGCCCTTCTGGATCGAGGAAGGGAAGAAAAAACCCGCTTGCCCCACATTCAGCTCTTCCTCGAACTCCGTGCCACACATGGGGCAGCTCATCTCCAGCGTGGTGTCCACACCCCCTTCGATCTCCTCGAAAGCGTCCCGCAGAGCATTGCGGTCCCGCATACCGAGGTTCTTCACCATGACCAAAGTGGGGGGCTTCTCGTCCAGCATCTCCAAGTGCATGAGGATCGAAAGAGAAAGCGCCTCGTCGGAGTTCGAAGCCTTCGCCAGCTCCTCTTCGTCGCGCCCGAGCAACGGACGGTAGCGCACCACCTTGCCCGAAGGTAGCTCTCTCTCGTAGATGCGCTGCTTCGGGTTGGGCATCTTCCTCACTTCGAGATCGGACAGATCCAACGTGAAGAGCCCTCGGTAGTTGCAGTTCTCGTTGGGGCACGCCCCCCGGAAGGGGTACTCGTCGCCCAGCGTCGTGCGCCGGATGGCGAACATCAGGAACACTCGATCTCCGAGCGTCAGCTCACCACCGATGGTACTCAGCGTCTTGCGGTCCGTGATGTTCCCGATGCGCTCGACACAGGACGAAATGAGGTTGCCGACCTTCTTGTGGTTCGGCACCGACTTCGACCCGAGCATGTCTTCCTCGTGGCCTGTGATCTCCCTCACCTGCACTTCCGTGTGCAGCTCGCCCGCGTCGTCCAAGTAGCCGCATGGCAGCTCGAACACGCCGTGAGTCCCCTTGGGGTTCTCCAGTTGCGCCTGGCGTACCGTATCGAGTACGTGATCACCTTGTTCCGGTTGTTGCTGGTCCGTCATGTTTTCCCTCGTCCCCTAGGCTACTTTCCCGTGTCGAACTCTCGGACAAGCCCCGCCGGCCACTCGGCCCTCGGAACGTCCTGAACCTTGCCCATCTTCGTGTTCTCCAGCCGCACCCACTCCATGGCGACCTTCGACGCGCTCGCATCGAGGTCGACGGGCTGAAGGAACAACCCCTCGTAGCTCGCCGTGATACAGCGCGCGAAAGCCCCGGAATTGCGAGCGGGCTGGAACATCCACACCTCCACCCGGTGGCACTCCAAGAAGTACTCCCCGAGGGTCTTCTCGTTCACGCGGTGCGCCGCGCCGACCCAGAGATCTCCGGTGAACACGTCGTTGAACGCAGCCTTCGCGCTCACCCAGACGTCGCGCTCGGGGAGATGAAGGATGAAGCAGTACCCTGCGTAGATGTCGGTGACCAGTGCTCTCGCCATGGCTACTTCCTCACCAAAGGCTCCGCCTCATCCTCGTACATGCGGATCAACGACTTGAGCGCGTCCGTCACCGTCGAGCCCCGCTTGCCCACGATCGCCTTGAAGGTCTCGTAGATGTCGTTGTCCACCCACACGTTGACCTTCACGTCGCATCCCGTGTCCTGCCAGCTCTCCAAGTCATCGAAACGGTCGGCGTCCATCACGTACTTCTGCATCAGGTAGCGCACGAGCGCCCCGTTGCTGGTGAAGCCGTTGAGCGCCTTGATCTTCTTGAACAGCCGCCGGCTCACCCAGAAGTTGACGGGCCGCTTCGCTTCGCCGTTTCCCGTCTTCGCCACCACCTCGGCAGCCATCTCACAGGCCCGGCAGAGCACCCGGCCGTTCTCCAAGGAGAGTTTTCCACCGGCCTCGCGCGGGACCACCATGCGGACCCGAACCTTGTGCTCGCCGCCGCAGTTGGAACACTTCCCCTGGCAACGCTCCAGGATCTTCTGGACCCACAGAGCGTACTTCTGCTTCCAGGTCATCTTGCTGGGGTCGATCCCCCGAAGGAACTCGACATGCTCATCAGCACCCAGCGCCACCTTCGTGCTGTCATCTCCCATGCACCCATTCCTACCTCAGATATGGAGTATCCGCCAAGGGAAAACTACCTCTGCACTGAGGTAGACGATCTTGGGATCCAGCCTACCGACGCAGCCGCGCGAGCTGTTCTTCGGCGCGGCGAATCAGCTCCTGGTCGTCCGGTATCTCGAAGACCTCGATCTCAGCTCCACCCACCGTAGGAATCTCCAGCGTCTTGCGCCGTTTCCTCGGCCCCACCGAGCGAGGGAACACCTGCCGGAGCGGGCGCCCCAGCGGAACCTCCACCGCACCCGCGTTCGCCGTCGTGGTCTGCTCCTCACGGCCCTGTACGGGGCCGAGAAGGGCCATCAGAGCCGCTTTCGCCATCGCCATGGGGTGAGCGTACCCCAACGCCCCTCAGGGCGTCCAGAAGGCCCTGAGCGGCCCTAGGCGGCGAGGCTGATCTCCTCCACCATCTCGATGGCCAGCTCCAGCTCGGAAATCATGACGGCGCCCGAGTTGGCGTCCAGATCTGAACCGGACTTGTACCGGATGGGCACGCAGTCCTTCAGCACATAGGCCCTCGCTGGAATCCTCGAAGCGAACTCGTAGGGACCGAGAGCCGCTTTGAACAGCGCCGCCACGCCGGTCGAAGCCAAGGTAAGACCGGCCACGTCCACCCCCGTGACTCCCGAAGCCGTCAGCAACAGCCCCAGCGTTCCGATTTCCGTGGCGAGCCCGGCAACACCTCCCCCACCACCGATGTTCAGGTGAGGGAAGTACTCCACCAGAACCAGAGTTCGGCGGTACGTCGGCCCCGACTCCAAAGGCGGACCTGGAATTAGCCCGAGGAAAGGCAGAGACGACAGATCCGTCATGTCTCCGGTGACAGCCGCGATCATCCACTTCCAGAAGTCCGAGTCGTACCACGTCACCCCGCGCTGCAACGTCATGTTGGCGATGTCGAAGCGCTTGAGAACCTTGCGGTTGAAGTACCAGTTGCCCTCCACCACATCCATCACGTCCGCTGTAATCTCCGGGGCAGTGATCGCCGAAAACCCGAAGATCGGAGTGAGGATGGGAAGGCCCAGGGAATCGTTCGGCCCCACATCCATCAACCAGAAAGGGTAGTTCTGTAGCGGCTCCAGAATCGTCGTGCGGGCCATGTCGCCCACTCTACACCACGAGCGAGGTAGTAGCCACTGACAACCCGACAGGGATCCTGATGTAGACGTTGGAGCTGGCGAGGGGACTCGAACCCCTAACCCCCTGCTTACAAGGCAGGTGCGCTACCAATTGTGCCACGCCAGCAGCTAGCTTCTCTTCTCCCCCGGATTCGCTTCTTCTCGATCTCTTACGAGCGCCGCAACGGGAACCATGATGATCCACAGGAGCGTCATCACCACGAGCGCGAAGACCTCCAGAGGGTTGCGCAGCCGGGCGCGCATCTCCTCGCTCCCTTTCGCCCGGTACAACCCAGCGAAAAACAGCACGACGGCCACCAACAGGTAGGCCAACACTCCGCTTTCCCAGCTCATGATCCCTTCTAGTGTAGCGCCAAAAGATCATCAGTGCTGCGGTTCGACGGTCTCCACGTCGAAGGTGAGCCGCCACACACCCTCGCCGGCCTCCGAGAACTTCACGTTCGTGGCGGGAACCTGCTCACTCTCCAAGTGCTTGACGACGTTCTCTCCTGCGGCCTTCAACCCTTCCTGATCGCGGCACGTGACCTGTACCTTGATCATCCCTCCCTCTTCGGAGACCTTCAAGTCGGCCTTCTCGATGTGCGCAGACTTCATGGCGTTGCGCACGTCGTTCTCGATGTAGTCCGGGGTCACCGCACCTTCGAGAACTCCAAGGGCTCGAAGGTCACGGGCAGTCTTCTCAGAAATCAACATGGCGAACCTCCAAGAACCGGATAGTACATCCGAACTGGCGGAAGGTGGGAGAGTCGAACTCCATGCCCTTGCGGGCACCCATGGGGTAGCAACCCAGGTCGGCATCCACAGCACGATTCTACCTTCCTTGGCGGAGAGAGAGGGATTCGAACCCCCGGTGCACTCGCGCGCACACCCGCATTCGAAACGGGCGCCTTAACCTGACTCGGCCACCTCTCCCTAGGACGTACTCTTGATCCGCTTCGCTATCGGCTTGTAGCTCTTGCGATGGATCGGACAGACGCCCAACCTGTCCAAAGCCTGTGCGTGCTGCTGGGTGCCATACCCAACGTGTTTTTCGAAACCGTAGCCCGGATACTCCTTGGCCAGCTCACGCATCTTCGCGTCCCGAGCATCCTTCGCGATGATGCTCGCCGCCGAGACCGCGGGCACCGTGTCGTCCGCCTTCGGAATGGCCTCACAGTCAGGGATCCCAGGGATGGCGATGTTCCCGTCGACCACCACCCGAGCGCCGGGGAACTCCTCCAACAACGACTCGGCAACCAGCTTCTGCAACGTGCGAAGCACTGCGCCGATGCCGTACTTGTCGATGTGCTCTACGTCGCCGTCGACCACGAGGTACGGCACCACCCGGCGCAGGCTTTCGCTGACCTCTACGATGCGCTTCTTCGACAGCTTCTTGGAATCTCGGAGGCCGGGAGGCGCCCAGTCGTCCTCAGCGGCTACGCCGCACACAAAAACTGGCCCCGCCCAACACCCGTAGCCGACCTCGTCGATCCCAATTATCACATCACCACCTGGAACTGCGCGTCTTGCTCACCCCGCTCGAACCAGAAGACTGCGGAGTAGGAGTCGATGCCGGCGTCGGAGTGGGCGCCGCCGGGGGCGGAGTAACCTCCCCTCCACCGGTGAAGCTCTCCAGCACCTGCTGCTGCGCCTCGGTCCCGAGCTGCACGTCGCCCTGGTAGAAGCAGTTGACGTCGTGCGCCGCTTCAGCGTGGAGCGCCGAAGTGCCCACACCACGGTTCAACACCGCCTTGTTGGACGCTAGGTAGCCCGCGTTGGCCAAGTACATGGCCGGGCTGCTGACCTTGGCGCTCATGGCCTGTGCGTGCTGCGAAGCCCCCTCAGCGCCCATGGCCGCAAGCACCTGAGCCCCGAGGTCGAACACCTCCTTGGCCCCAGCGAAGTCTCCTGCCTTGGCCTTCTCCTCCGACTCGATCTGCATCTGAACCAGCTTCGCCCGGCCCACGATGTCGGCCACCGCCTGCGTCGGCTTGTCCTGCTCCTTGCCGCTCTTGACGAACTTGAGCTTGGCCTTTGCTTCGGTGACCTTCTCGGTGATCGAACCATCCTTGTTGATGACCTCGTAGCGGACCTTCACCATCGCCACGTTGGTCGCCCGAGGGAGCGCCTTGGACTGCTTCGACAACGCCAGCTCGAACACCAGATGGCGCTCTTCCTCGCTCAGTATCTCCGGCAGCTTGACGGTCACCTTCTTCTCGTCTCCCTCGGAGTCGACGTCGCTGACTACGCTCTTCAGCGTGTGACCGTTCGACAGTTCGACCTCCACCCGGACGTTCCGAGCGTAGACCGCGAGCAAACCGCCCAGCTCCTTGCCAAAGGCGCTGAGAGCATCGTCGGGGTTCTGGATGAAGGCGTAGTTGCCGTCACCCGCCACAGCGAGGTCCGCAAGCAGCTCCTGGTCTGCATCGCGGCCGTAGCCGAACGCGCTGAGAGAAGCCCTCTTCCGGTTGGCCTTCAGAAGCGGAATGAGATCTCGACCCGTCACGCCGCGGTTGGCCAAGCCGTCCGTGAGCATCACCACCCGGAACAGCATCTTGGCCGGCAGGTCCGCCTGGTTGACGTTCTGCAAGCCCATCAGCATGCCGTCGCTGAAGTTGGTGCTGGCCTGCGCGCTCAGCTCCCCGATCTTCGACTTCAGCTCGTCCTTCTTGGCCTGCGTCATCTCCACCGGCGGCGAGATGAGCGTCGCTCCGCAGGTGAACACCGCGAGCCCAGCGAAGTCGCCCGGCTTCAGATGGTCCACCAGCTTCATGGCTGACTGCTTGGCGTAGTGGATCTTGTCTCCACCCATCGAACCGCTCACGTCGATGACCGGCATGATGCACACCGGCGAGCGGTCCTTCTCCCACTCCTTCTTCGGAGCGTTCAGCGTCAGCACCAAGTGCACCTCGTTCTCTTGATCGTGGCGCACAGCGTCGTAATCGAACCTAGCGTTCGTCTTCATGTCCGTTTCCTCTCCACGTTGCTTTTCGGGTTCAACGTCGGGGAGCGGAGGCGGACAGACCTCCCAGGTCCGTCTCGACGTATCGAGCCATCCATGTCCCAACCACTCCAAAACCTCGAACGAGGTGCGAGCAGTCGCAAGGTCTGCCCCAAAGCCCAAAGGCGCGGACTTACCTCACCGGCATAGTAACAGGCTGCTAGTGATTGTCAAGATTGGCGGAGAGGGCGGGATTCGAACCCACGGTGCGTTGCCACACACACGCTTTCCAAGCGTGCACCATAAGCCACTCGGTCACCCCTCCAGTGGCGGAGAGTGGAGGACTCGAACCCCGACGCTTTCACGCCCCACGGCGTTCAAAGCCGCTTTGCCTCCAGTGACGGCACTCTCCAAACAAGGCAGGCGCCTTCGTCCGCTCGGCCATCCTCCCCGAAGCTGTGTGCGTTCTACTTCTTCTGCTCGTCCCTCAGATGAAGGTGTTCGGCGCAGAGCCAGAAGAAGTTGTTGCGGGGGCCGCAGCGCCCCTTCTTACGATCCACTGCCTCACCTCGGCAGCCTTTCACGCCGCACTTGTACGGCTGGACCCGGAGGCGAGATCCATCACCTCCGCTGAAGCTGAGAGCGGAGTACCGAACGTAGCCGACTACGCGGCAGTCGGGGTCCTGGCAGCGCTTGTAGCGGCCCGGATTCTCCCCGAACGGTACTTCCTCGTATGGCCCCCAGTCGTGCTGATGGGCCTCCGTCACCGGTCGTACTTTCGAATACCCTTGGGATCGAAGACCATCTCGATGCGGCCGTCCGACGTTGGGGAGCGCTTGATGTACTTCTCGATGCCGGGGTACTCCATGCGCACGGTTCGCAGGAACTTCTCGGCCTGCTTGTCATCGCGGAAGTTGCCGATGAAGTCTCCGCGTGTGGTGTTCTTCCCCTTGCCGCCTACATCCTTGGCGATGATGAACAGGCTGCCGATGACGTCCTCGTTGACCGGCCGTCTCGCGCGAGCCCGCAGCGACTCTACCAAGTGTCCTAGCTTACCCATGATGATCTCCAGCGCTGGATCGTTTCTCTCGATACCGCTTGTTCTGAATCTTCTCGCACAACCGACAGCGACGAGCCCAAAATTCGTAGGGGGATCCGTCAGGGTTGGTACGACCCTTCGGCCTAGTACGCTGCAACCTCGTGTTTTCCGAAGTCATCGGGTGGCCGTGGCGGCAGTGGGTTCGAGATTCGAACTTCGACCGCTGCTTGTCTCCTATGCGCCCGCGCCGACTGTTTACTTGATTCGTCACGGCTTCCAGATGGTCTGGGTTAACACAGAGGGTGTTTCTGCAGATATGATCTAAAACGAGACCATCGGGGATCTCTCCGCGTGCTTGCGTATAGGCCCAACGATGCCCCAGCCAGTTCTCGCCGTCTCGCGTCAGGTAAGCGTACCTTCCTCCGCGAGTGCCCCGAATCGTGGCGCCCGTCCACACCCAACAACCGTCAGGGGTCTTCCTAACGCGCCGGAGAAAAGCAGAGTCCATCAGTCTGCCAATGCCTCCAATTCTTCCAAGCGCTCTGACGGCGGCCCGAGACCGCTGATGATCGTGAACACCCGCATACCTTCCTGGCGTCCTTCGTAGATCCCATTGTGCAGGGTGATCCCCTCGTTGCCAAGCGCGCGACCCAAGCTGGCGAAGGCGTAGTCGATGTTCTCCATCGGGATCTCATCGAGAACGCTGTCGTGCGCCACCACAATGGCGCCCGCCATGTTCGCCTGGGAGAGATCGAACCCCTCGGCGAGAAGAGTGCCCGTCAGGTTCTTGCGTACCGCCTGACTCACGTCCTCGGTGGCCCTCCAACGGTGCACCCGCGTCATGCCGAAGATCATCAACCCGTTGCGGATGACGCTTCGGAGATCGGCGCGGTCGAACGTGTTGCCGGTGATGTAGACCGTACCCTTGCGACGAGCTACGAAGTAGGTGTTCGGGACCACCGGACACCAGACGCCTTCGCCCTTCTCCGCATCACGCACCGTAACGTGCTCCTTCTGAAGCTGCGTGGTTTGACGGCGCAACACTGTTCCCGTGAAGACGCCGTTCATGTTGGGCGTGTTCGTGAGCTTCTCCGAAGTCGGGGCGTACGCACTCATGTCTCGCCACCGCGATGTTGACGCCTTTCCGGTGAGCATCGAGAGCATCTGGAAGGCGTCGATCGCTTCCTGCGAACCAGCAGTGAAACACTGCTGTCGGTTGTCGGTTCCCGCCATGTTGCCATCGCCGAGCATCATCGACTCCATGAGCCGGTGAACCTGTGCCGGAGTCAGGCTCGAAGCCATCTCGGGCGTGAGCACGCGATCGGGAAAGAGCGAGTGCAAGATCTCCGAGGTAGAACGGTTGAGACGCCACGTGACTCGCTCGTCCGGCTCGTAGAAACCGCGATGCGCGACACACTTCAGACGTTCGAGCAACGCGTCGATGCGGGCCACCTTCTGCGGGTTGGCTCGTTGGCTCTGGTAGAGCGCGACGCTGACACGCGGTTGGGAAGGTTCGCGAACGCGTGGAGTGACGAGGCAGGTTCCATCGGTGAGGAACCATCCCATCAACTCCACGAAGTCGTCGGTCCACGGAGAGGTCGTCGGCCCACGGTACGTACCGCCGCGATGGATACGATCGTGGCCGGAGGTAGAGAGATCCTCCGACACCTTGCACACGTCCTCACCTTTGTAGTTCGTGACCAACCAACGATGGTTCGGGGTGGTCACCGCCGAGAGCGTGCGAGTCTCGATCTCGTAGAGCTTCCCCTCATACTCGGGGAAGAGTTTGAGATCGGTCATCTGCTGCCACTCCAGTTCACCAGTCTCGGCGTTCTTGGTGAGCAGAACGTCCTTCGGATCCAGGTCGAACCCCTTCACCCAACCACGCTGCGTGAGAGCCTCCGTCTCTGCGTCGACACAGTTGTACTCGCTGTTCTTCGCGGCGAGCAGGTTGAAGGTGTGCAGCACCGCAGCGAAGTTCTGGTTGGCGACGCTCCAGAAGCGCTTGACCGGCAGCCGCGGGAACAGCTCGTGGATCTTCGCGTTGTCGACCAACACCAAGGAAGAGATCTTCTTCTCCTCCGCCATCTTCACCGCCTGCATGATCGAGCTGAAGGCGTTCTTCTGAACCCGAGCCCCCTCGGAGCGCTTCGGCATCGTCATGATGACCCCGATGTGCTTCCCAAAGGGCTTCTCGATGTCGGTCGAGCGGCAGTACTCGCCCACGAGGTCCACGATCTTCGGCCAGCTTCCCGTCCCCGAACCACCACCAGTGCCCACGCAGATGAAGACCTGCTCGACGCCTTGGCCCCAAGCCCGCATCATCATGTCCATGATGTCCTCGGCGGACTCCTCCGCGGCGAGACGGCCCTCGGTGGGGTCCTTCCCTGCACCGCCGCGGTTGTTGCCGATGACGAGCTTGTGCTTGATGGACTTCAGCTCCACCAAATCCTGGTCGGTTGTGTTGACCGCGCAGACCCGAGCGTAGCCGAGCTTGGCGAACGCTTCGGCGATCCTTCCTCCGCCCTGCCCAGCGCCGACGAACGCCAGCCGGATGGCAGAGTCGAACGAGTCCTCCAGCACTTCGACATCGGTGCCGTCGTCGCTCACGAACGGTTCCATGTCCAGCTCGGGCAAGTCGATGCCTGAGCCGTCGTCGCTCGGGGGCGCCGCCGGGGCCGGGGGAGTTTTCGGCGCGGGGGCCGACATCCCGGTCGGATGGTCGTATAGCGGATCGGGCTCGGGGGCCTTGGTCCTCTTAGTCGTCCTCTTCTTGGCCACTGTCGTCCTCCGAGCGAGGAGTCTAGCAGAAACGCCAAGAAAGACGGAAGATCCCTAGCGTTTGGGGAGGCGCTGATCCATCAGCCACCACTCCCACGTCGATCTCGTCCAGCCACTTCTGCGCCGGTTCGATCTTCAGCACCGTCGTGCAGAACTGGTACTTGCGCGGAAGCGGCCAACCCTTCCGGGACTTGATGAGTTCCACCATACCCATCGAAGGGATGCGGAAGGGCGTGAAGCCCAACGTCTTGACCCACTCCTCACACTCGGCCACCCGATCCTTCCAGACCTCGGAGGCCCACCCCGTGTCGGAGTAGGCAACCGCGACGTTCTCCAGCTTGTGGATGTGCGCCCACTGAATCAGCGCCACCGAGTCGTTGCCGTAGGATGCGAAGATGACGTGATCGTAATTCATGGTCGGGATGAGAGGATTTGAACCTCCGGCCTCCGCGCCCCCAGCGCGGCGTTCTTCCAAGCTGAACTACACCCCGTTTCTGTACGACTTCATGGCCTCGGCATGAGCACGGCGGCAGTCAAAACAGCGACAGCCGTGGTTCTTGTACATGGAGTTCGTGCCGTGCTCTACGACCCTCGGTGTACGAGGCGGCCGGGGCTTGTAGAAAAGCATCACACAGCGCCTACTGCAAAAGGTTCGCTGCCCCTGAAGCTTCCTCCGAAGGCGCTCAAACCGAGTCCCACAATTCGCGCACTCGCACTCTTCGACCCGACCGCGTCGGGCTTTCCCGTGGAACGCGGCATGGTCCACTCTCGATAGGATCTCCAAATTTTTGATCCTATTGTCTCGGGGGTCACCATTCTTGTGATGGACAACTTCATCTTCCCCTAACACGCGCCCTAAGTGGTTCTCCATCAGAACCCTATGGAGATACACACGACCACGACCGTCCGCCTTCGGGTGCTCCGGAAGACAGACTGTTTCGTACCCTGACAGCCCTTTACTCTCCCGCTTCCGACCCCGCAGCTTCCACATGATGTAGCCTAGCCTAGCAAAAGCTTGGCGCCTTAACCAGACTAGGCCACATCCCGTGGTTGCCCCGTTTCGCTCCGGGGCCACGAGCTACGCTACAGCGAACTCCAGCCACTGCTCAGGAATGCCAGGCATGTCCTTCAACCGCAGCGGCTCGACCGGCAGCGAGTGCGGACGCCGAGGCACGGTGTGCAGCCGCATGCCCGCCTCTTCCGGCGTCTTGTTGTCCTTACGCGAGTTGCACTCGGAGCACGCGCTCACCACGTTGTCCCACGTCGTCTCGCCTCCGCGGGACTTTGGGAACACGTGGTCGTAGGTGATCTTCGAGACCGGCAGCTTCGTCAGGCAGTTGTGATGGGGGAAACCCTCCACCACCAGCGTCCCCGTAGAAGTCCGTATTTCTACAATCTCCCCAGACCCGGCAGACTCAACACATTCCACAGCGGCAACCGACCGAGCGCGGAGGGCTCCCAGCATCTCAGGGCGAAACTGATCCAACAACCTCCGAGGCCGAACACTGCCAAGAAACCTGGATTTGTCCGAAGCCGCCCCAAGGATACGTAGACGGTGACAGTCCCTGTCGGTATTCACCTGAGTCGAGGAATAGTCGAAACCGAAAACGGCGACTAGCGCGCTTATGCGATCGTAGCAGTATCCAGGGTTCTGCCCTACTGCAATACCGAGGTTAGTCGTTGTCTCCAACCACCCCTCTCCGTCGAACATGCCGGCCAGCCACCCAGCATCCCAACTTGTTAGATCTGACCACAGGTCAAACAAACGAGGAACTCTGCGACCAGGCTTGAGCTGTTTCGTGGTTCTCCAACGAAGCGCCTGCGACTTGTACACCAACCAGCGGTGGTCGATCGTAGCTCTGAAGACAGTCCCATCGTCCAAAACCACACGAAACAACGGAGCCCTCGTAAGCCTGATCTCCTCCACGACTGAGGTCTTGAAGCGTCGAAGCATCCCATACCCCGCGCTTTCATCGAACCCTACGAGTTGATCTCCAACACCTAGGTCACCCAGAGAAACCCACCGCAGCCCCGCCGTAAGCACCCTGTGATCTGGAGACAAACAGTACTGACAGCGGTACTGGTCCCGAGCTGCCACGTTGAGCTTGGAGAACTTGATGCCTCGCTTGATGGTTCCCGTGGCGCGCGGAATGCGGACCACCGCCGGAATCTTCATCACGGTGGAAGGCGAGCGGACCTCCGCGTCGTAGTCCACGACCGGAACCACCCTACCCAAGTACACGTCGCTGATCGCGTCCTGCCAGGACATGATCTGGATCGGCATGTACCAACTCGTCAGCTTCAATGTTCTCCTAGTCATCTTGATCACCTCACCTTCATTGCTTCCATGTCATTTCGGATCTCTCCTTGCGGCGCACCACAGAACGGGTCCGCCTTCTGTCACCGCAACCACGCGGTGATTGAACTCAAGCCAGCAGAGCATCTGCAGAAGAAGCGACGGCCGAATGCTGTTCTCCTTCTCCCACACGCGCAAGTCCTCCCACGTCCGCGGAGACTGCCGGATGAACTCCAGCAGGGGAGCGCACCAGCGCTCCCATCGGGGGTCGCACGTCGGAGGAATCTGCTGGCGCGAAGGCAAAGCGTCCTCCCGGTATCTCCTCGCGTATGCTGCGACTGCGCTCATCTTCTGCGATTCCTGTACTCGCGGGCATACTCAGTCTGAGCCTGACGACACAAGGGGCACCTACAACCCTTCCGGTACATCGACCGGGAACCATGCACAGCCTTCTGATAACTGCGCCCCTCGCCCCCTCCACGACGCGCCTCGTTGCGAGCGTCCAACCAGCGCCGCTTAGCGGCTGAACACTCCCCACACGAGCACTTCTTCTTCATCCAACCGTAGACCGTCCCATGTGACCAACCCTTCTCCACACCCTTCAAAGGGGACGGGCGTGACCGATTCGACTTCGCCGCATTCTCGCCAGGAGACAGCAACTGCAAGTTCTCGATCCTGTCATCCTGCGGGTCCTCGTTCTCGTGATCTACATGTTCGCCACCGCCGAGAGCCCGGCCCAAGTGCTGTGTCATCAACCATCGGGAGTACGACATTGTTGTTCGCGAACCGTCCTCGAAACAGATCACAACTTGCCGCCTTGACACCCCCCGAGGGTAAGAACGCATGTACGGCCCATAGACCTTCTTGATCTCCTTATCGTAGGGGTTGAACATCTGGTGCCCGGAGAGGGAGTCGAACCCTCATGCCCCGGAGGACACCGGTTTTTGAAACCGGCCTGTAAACCAATTCCAGCATCCGGGCAGTCTTTAAGCTATCACGTGTCTGCCAATAACGCCACAGATCAACGCGTCTCGGCTTGATCGATCCTCTCGACGCGACATCGAAACAGCCTTCCGGTTCCTGCGCGGTTCCGGCCTGGCAGTCAAGCTCGACTACTCGTCAGGCCAGAGCCAGTAGTTCCCGTGGGCAGGCTGGCTGCCCTTGTGGACTACCGACGACTCTCGAACGATCTGACGACCGTAGGAGTCCGTCCGCTTCTCGTCTCCGCTGACCCAGACCAAGTTGCAGCAGGTCTCTGTCACCGGCACATCGACCGGGGGATCCTGCTTGGCCCACGACTCCCGGTTGACCTGTTGAGATTCCAACCAAGCCTCGCGGTTGTCGGTGCAGTGCCAGATGGTGACGAGCGCGTCCCGTCGAATGCCGTGAGGATCGACGAAGATGACGTGCTGTCCTGTGTTGTACTCTCGCTTCATGATGTCTGCCTCTCTGCGGCTTCGGTGCCGCGTCGAGAGAACCGTGGTGGACCTGCGGGGAATCGAACCCCACTAGAGTTCCTTGATCGTGTCTGGGGAAATCACCGAGGCCGCCTTTACTTCTCGACGGACCACGACGAATCCTCGTTTCTTCGCCATCTTCTCCTTGTGCTTGTCTCGTTCTGCTTCGTCCCCTCGATGGTGAGGGCCGTCGAACTCTACCAGAACCTTCTCGTCCAAAAGAGCCAGGTCGAACACGAACCCACCGACCTGATACTCGAACTCGAAGTCCCGATCCGCCTCCCGCAACACCTTCTCCAGCGCTGCGTACTTCCAGGCTTCGCGCTGCTTCAAGGTCTCCGCAGGGGAAAGAAGATTCTGCGCGTGCGCGAGGCCCGCCAGACGCTGCGCCTCCCGGCGCTCTTCGGACATGCTCCCCTTACTGGCACAGGATCTAGAACAGAACTTCTTGGCTCGTGCTTTGGTCGTCGTCACGAAGTCCTCCCCACAATGAGGGCACGTCTTCTTGACCTCCACCGCAGCCCGAGCTTGTCCGCTGAACAACCCGGAACAGACAGAGCCACAGAAAAACTTGCGCCCTAGCCTGACCGACCTGTTCACCTCTCCCACCGGCTTCTTCACCTTCTTCCCGCATTGAGCGCAGGTCACGTCCACAAGAGCCATTCGACCAATGTACCTCTTATGGACGCTCCCTGCAATGCTCAATGGAGACTTCGTGGACCCGCAGGGAATCGAACCCTGGTCCGCCGAGTTCCGTCAAGATCCTCGTTCACGTGCGTAGCTGATCTACCCTCACAGCAGGGCTTGGCCGTCTCTCCAGCCTGTCCAGCACCGAAAGTCTCGCTCGGGCATCGGCGGTGCCAACCTCCCCGAGCACAGTCCGTGTGGTATTGGCGCCTGCGGGGTACTCGGACTCCTACCCGCCCAGCGCTCAGGCCGCCTTCGCGGCCAGAGGGGTGCTGTTGTCGTTGGCAACTGCAAATTGCTCGATTGATCAAGGCAGGTCGAGCGCTGCCTACACGCGAATCTTTCCTTTCCTCCACGTCGAAACCGATCGAGCCCGGAGGTGAAAAAGGGCCGACCGGGGGTAAGCCCGGTCGGCGGCTCCACCACGCTTCCGAAGAAGCAGTGCGAACGGAGGGAATCGAACCCTCACAGCCACTAGTGGGCCACAGGCACCTCAAGCCTGCGCGTCTACCAAAATTCCGCCACGTTCGCGAATGCTGGTCGGCAGGCTTCGCCTTCCGTGGGCCTGCTTCTCTCACCAGGCTTTCCCCGGACTGCTGTCCTCGACCAGCGGTGCACAGAGAGGGAATCGAACCCTCACACCCCGAAGGGTACGGGCACCTGAAGCCCGCGCGTCTGCCTAGTTCCGCCACCTGTGCATGTTCCTTTCGGTGAGCGCGAGAGGATTTGAACCTCCGACCCCTACCGTGTCAGGGTAGTGCTCTCCCACTGAGCTACGCGCTCTTGTTCAGCAGCCTCACGGCCGCCTTCACATGCTTCTTCTTCAGACCGTACCTCATGTGCGTGTGCACCAAACGGTGCTGTAGGTCTCCCATCGTTTCGAGGTCATCAAGGATGACGAACGACTCGACGGGCTCTGACGACTCGTCCAGCCACATCTGAATCTTCACCCATCGATCTTCGGCGTCCATCTTCTTCGTCGCACCGATGACCTCTCCGGTGAAACCGCGCACCTCCAAGATCTCCTGCAACTCCTCCCACGTGTTCGCGAACCGCCAGGTCGACGAGATGACCACCTTCGCGCCTGTCTGGTCCAAGATCTGATTGAGCAGCGCCACAGGCTCGGGGTCGATCATCTCAGCCCACCACTCGGGACTGCTCATGCGCAACGACTCGTCGAGCTTGCGCTTGTTGAAGAAGATGGAGCTGTTGATGACCCCATCGAAGTCCAAGAACACGATCTTCATCACGCCCTGTGCGGCTTACCGCAAGTCCACGGGTCCAAGCAGGTGCAGAACTCGGGCTCAGGACTCCCGCACACCCGCCACCGAACGTACCTGAACAACCAGTTGATCTGCTTCCTCCACGTCTTCTTCCTCCAACCCTTCTTCATGGTGCGCCCCCAGGGGTTCGAACCCTGAACTACCCGCTTATGAGGCGGGTACTCTGACCACTTGAGTTAGAGGCGCCGAACCCACTTCTTGGCGAGCTTGATCGCCGCTTTGCTGACTTCTTCATCTCGCCACCCAACCACGTCGCCGTTGTCGTTCGTCTCCGCGACCTGGATCTGATTGCCGTAGTCCCAGCCCATCCAGAAACACCAGAGCCACCACACCCCAACGCCCAAGTGCTTCTGCACCAACAACGGCCAGCCCTTCGGCCGAACCTCTCCGCTGCCGTACACCTCCGTCTTGCCGTTGTACGTGTACTCGCTTCGGCCGTAGCCCATCTTGATGAGCATCGCGCCCGTCGCGTCACACGCCTTCGGCTTGCTCCGGTCCTCTCCAAGACCTGTCCAGTCGAACATCGGCTGGCGCACGATCTTGATGCCCTGCGCACGCGCCTCCCGCATGGCCTCTTCGAAAAGATCGAACGCTCTCTGCTTCTTGGCCACCCAGAGACACTATCAGGTAGGCGCCAGATAGTCAACGATGGTGCCGAGGGAGGGACTTGAACCCTCACGCCTTGCGGCGGTCGGTTTTAAGCCGACTGCGTCTGCATTCCGCCACCCCGGCAAGTGCCTAGTCGTTGCTGGGAAGCCGAGATAAGACATCGGCGAGCAGATCTTTGATCACGCTCTGGTCCCGAGCAACCTTGTCGACCTGAGCCCCCATGACCCCCAAGTCGTGCCGCATCGACCGCAACAGGACAGCTTGCTCCGACAGATGCTCGGAGATCTGCTCCACGGTCCGGTTGGTGACTTCGGTCTTGGCGCTCAGCTTCTTCACCAACACGTCCAGCGCGTTGGGGTCAAGCCGGGGCTCCTCAGAACGGACCGCCGCCAAAGAAGGAGAAGAAGGGTTCTTGCTCGGCGGCATGAACCCAGTCTAAGTAGACGCGTTCAGCTCGCAAGAGAAATCCCCTCTGGTACGCGGAGCGGGAGTCGAACCCGCACTAACCAGATCCTAAATCTGGCGCCTCTGCCAGTTGGGCTACCCGCGCAAAGCTGCCCTAGGAATTGAGCAGCGCTCTGATCTCGTGCTCGAACTGCTCGAACCCCTCGTACTTCGGACCTTCCCGCGGCAGTTGGAAGGTCACGATGAACCGATCACCGTAGTCGTCGCCGGCCCACAGCACCGTCTCACTGCACGTCCACTTGATGGGCTCTTCCAGCTCCGTCTCGAACGGTTCGGGGCTGTACGAGAGCGTCACGTGCGGATTGAAGTCGGGGAACTTCTTCGAGTAGGGCACTTCCCGATCGTCGAACGCCTGCGCCAGCTCACCGCGAAGCTCGTGGAGCATCGGGCTGTCGACCCTCGCGATGATGGGGTGTCCGGGCCGGTCGTCGGGGTTCTCGGGGAAGTGGCCAATCTTCCGGACCTGCAGGTCGAAGGGCCGCGTCTGCTGCATGACGGGGGCGGCCACCTCGATGGCCTTGGTCACGACGCTGATGGGGGTCTTGTCCCCGATGTACAGCATCGTGATGTGGTAGGTCCCCATGTCCACCTTGTTGCCGGGGCAGTTGATGTCCCGAAACAGGCGGCAGACGTCCGCTGGCAGAGAGATCCCGAGAAACGACATGACCGCTCCTTTCTACTACGGGTCGCTTCCATCCGCGACCTTGGCGACCAGACTCTCCGACATGCGATGAAGAATCCGATGGTGCTCCAGCGACTCCTCCAGTTCTCGAAAAAGCTGGAACCCCACCTCGGTAGAGACCTGAACGCCTGCCTTCAACCGTGACCTTCGGATCATCTCGGGGAGGTCCACTCGAAGAGGCACCTCCGTATGAACCTCATGATCCTCGTACCTGAGAACCAACTTAACCCCGGCCATGGGGGCTAAGGATACCACTGTAGTGGGCGGAGCCGGGATCGAACCGGCGACCACCGGCTTGTAAGGCCGACGCTCTACCGCTGAGCTACCCGCCCGTGTTGTCCTACTCCTTGGAAAACAGTAGGTCTGTGGGAGATGACCCACGACGAAATCAGAAGCCTCTGCCAGCGGCTTCAGAAAGAACGGCAGGAAAACGATCCTGAAGACCGAGACACGCTCCTACCGTGCCCGAGCTGCGAGGGCTCGGGGATGATCGATCAGGAGTACCGGAAGTCGTACTACCGCAAGGCCCTGTGCCCCTACTGCGATGGAAACGGCCACACCTTCCGAGACATGATCAAGCTGTACCGGAAGCACCACCCAGGTACTTGATTCGGTAGAAGGAGTTCGCTCCTCCGCGCATCTCCTGCCCCTTCGTCACTGCCCTAGCAGTAACTCCGCGGCCCACAATGACGCGCACAGCCAGCTCAGCGGCTTCATCGTTGGGGGCGCTCTGAAGGAACTTCCACGCCCGCTCCTTCCGATGCCACGCGTAGACCTTCCACTCGCTCACGACTTCACCGGAAAGCGCTTCTTGATCAGCGCCTCAACCTCGTCGAACCGAGCTGGTCGAAAGTCCCATGCATCGACGCCAACGTGGATCATGTTCTCGCGCACGCGCTCCTTCATGTGCGTGTGCCCATGAATCAACACCTCCCCCTTGACCTTGCGAGGGCGGCGGTCCGCGTAGCGGTCGTCCCGCGCCACGACGCGCCCCGGTGCGCCTGCATAGGGGTAGTGACTCAGGCGGCACGTGCGTCCAGCAATGCGCATCACCGCGTCCTTCATCACGAGGTCGAATCCCATCTTGGCCATCTTCGACCGGCTCGGGTCGTGGTTTCCCATGATGAGCAGCTTGTGGCCGTTCAAGTCGGCCATGAGATCTCGGTAGCGCTGGGACACGCGCCAGAAGGCATCGCCTAGCCACAGCACAGTCTCTCCCGTGCCTATCGTGGCGTTGTAGCGCTTCACGAGCTGCGCGTTCATCTCCTCCAAGCTGTCGAAGGGCCGGTCCGCATGCGTAGGCAGACGAATCTTGTCGTGCCCGAAATGAGGATCGCTGTAGAACGCGTCGATGACCATGCTCCACAGCTACCACATGGGCAGCTGATTGTCTAGGCAGACGACGGGGGCGTCCGCATCATGTCCCGCATGACATCTCGGACGACCTGCGCAGGAATCGACAGGGCCTCGGCGACTTCTTGCGCGGAAACCTGATCGTGCGTCCGCTTCAGAAACTGCAAGACCCGCTTCTTCATGGCCTCGCTCGGCGGCCCTTCTGTGGGAGGCGCAGGAGCCCCTGGCACGACGGGGGCCGCAGCAGCGGGCGCGGGAGTTTGCGCCGAAGTGCCGACGATCTCCGCGATGAGCTTGGAGTGCTTCACCACGAGAGGGTGAAGCTCCTGCTCCAGCTCGGAGATCTCCGTGTTCAACTCGTCCCGCTTCACTCGCAGCGACTTGAGCTTCACACCTATCTCCGCAATCTGCGCACCTACCTCGGCTAGCTCGGGTACGTCCATGTCTACCTTTGTTACCACATAGGCTGCTGATTGTATAGTTGGTCGGGACAGGCGGATTCGAACCGCCGACCTCGCGCTCCCGAAGCGCGCGTGCTGCCAGACTGCACCATGTCCCGTGCTGGGGAAGAGGGATTCGAACCCTCAACCTCCGGGTTCAAAGCCCGGCGCTGCTGCCGTTGAGCTATTCCCCATCAGTCGCTGGAGGCGGATTTGAACCGCCGACGCCCGCCGTATGAAAGCGGCGCTCTAATCCATCTGAGCTACCCAGCGCTAGCCTCCCCGGCTGGATTCGAACCAGCGATCTCACGGTCCGGAGCCGTGCGTCTTATCCGCTGGACTACGGGGAGCGATACTTCCGAAGTCGCTCAGCATGCGCCGCGCGACACACAGAGCAACGACACCCTCGGTAGGAGTACGCCGAAGGAGTCCCGTGGCAAAATTCCTCGTTGCTCCTTCCCCCTCCCTTGGGACCGTTGATCTTGCCTGCACACCGGCGGCCACAGAATGCCTGTTGGTAGCCCTTCGGCTCCGGCTCCTGGCCCTTGCGGCGCTGGAAAGATTTGCCGCAGCAAGCACAGGTGAGTGACACGAAGGTGGTAGTTCGATCCTTAGCGTGCTCCACAGCATGCCTCGATCTCGTGAGAACCTTCAGGTTGGCCACACGGTTGTCCGTCTTGTCCTCGTTCTCGTGGTGAACCACCTCGTTCCGTCGCAACCGCCGCCCCAAATGCTTCTCCATCACCTCACGGTGCGCCTGTACCTTTCGAACACGACCCGAAGCGAACTTGACCGTGTAGTACAGATACCCCGTCTGCTTGTGCAGATACGGCCCCCATCTCTTCACCTCGTTGCCCACCCCAACAGAGCTAGCACGGCACTCCGTTTTGGTAAAGCTCTGACCTGTTGAGCTACAGAAAGAAAGAGCGCCTGACCCTCCTTACCTTCCGGAGTTGCCTGAGAGGGTCGGCGCAGCCCGCACGAGAGGATTCGAACCTCTAACCTCTGGTTTCGTAGACCAGCGATCTATCCAATTGATCTACGCGCGGAAAAGAAAGCAGCCCTCGGTGCTCTATCCGTTGAGCTACGCGGGCAGACGTTTGGCGAGGTCCGCGATGGCCCGTTGCTGTGCCTCCCACTCGCGATCCTCCAGAGTGGGCTGTAGAGCCGCCCTGGCGGCCCTCTGAAGCTCTTTCGGCAGAGCCCCCACCCTGACATATGTTTCGGTCGAAACGGCGTTAGAGGGGCCTCCAGGGGCCAGGAAGTGGTGTACCCTCACGACGTCCCGGACGGGCTCCTCGGAAACGGTGAAGGTAAGGAAGGGGACCTCGGGGTCAGTCGGCTTCGCCGGCATCGCTTTCCTCCGCAGCAGCTCGGGCGGCCATGGCCCTGAGGGCCTTGACGTAGGGCACGTTCTCGATGTCCTCGTCGGTGATCGACTCTTCGGCTTCCTCCGCAGTCTTGATGGGACCCCACCAGGACTCGTAGCCGAAGACGAGCCGGCTCAGGGCCGGGACGAAGATTGCCGGGTTGTTGCCGCCGACCAGGAGCTTCAGCACGCCGCTCTTGGGGGTAATGAGACTCGACCCGTCGTCGGCGAACGCCAGGAGCACGTCGGTGGCGATGTCGCCGATGTAGATGCCGAGGTAGGTCTTGGCTTCCTGCCCCCTGTCCACCACCGGCCGGACCTTCACCAGCGCCCCGCAGGGGCAGCTACGGCCCTCGGTGACGAAGCGGCCCTTCTTCTCGACCTGCTGCACCAAGAGAGGGAACTCGAACTCAGCCTCCTTCTGGACTTCCTCCAGCGCCTTCAGCAGCGCTCCCAGGTCTTCCTGGCTCAGCTTCCCCTGCCCTTCCTTCGACTCGTCCATTCAAAGTCCTCCGTCTGTACTCCTCGTTCGAGCGAGCCAACACCTCGATCACGGCCTGCTTCAGCCGGTCTGATGGGGGGTGGCTCACCAAGTACGTGTCTCCGTACTCCTTCTGCCGGACCATCTCGCCCTGGTAGTCGACCATGTAGAGCGCCACTTCCGAAGCCACAGCGTGCGTGAGGTCCACCTCCGGAGGAATCCCGAACGTGGGAGGCATTTCCGCCAGCTCGGCAGCCGTGGGCAGCTTCCCCCGCGTAGGGATCACCGCCTCGTGCTCACCAACCCGAAGTACGATCTCCAACTTCAACTCTTGGCGCTCCCGGCGGGACTTGAACCCGCGTTACCGGCGTGAGAAGCCGGCGTCCTAGGCCAAACTAGACGACGGGAGCATTGTTTCAGGCAGCAACCTGATTGTCAAGAAAGCCGAGGCGCCCGCTACAGCGCTTCGGTGGCGTCACGCAGCTCGTCAATGAGTGCCCCGAGCTGCGGGTCGAACTGCTTCTCAACCAGCTTCTCGCCCCACGACTGAGCCACGTACTCGAACACGAACGGACGGCCGCGGACTCGCGAGTAGGCTTGGGAGACCTTGCCGGGGCTGAAGGCGCCCAGCTTGCTCACACCGCCGCCGCGCGTCACCAGCACCACATCGCCCTTCGTCTCCGGGCCGGCGAACACCACCGCGTCCTGCTCGTACTTCGCGCCGAGCCGCTTGATGTCCTTCAGCGACAGACCCGGAACGAAAAGCGCCGGCTCTGCGCTGTCCACGAGCTGGTCGGCTGGACACTCGTCGTAAGGGATGTCCGGATCCTGGCATTCCTTCCAGTGCCCGAGCAGCTTGAAGAAGCCGCTGCCCGTACCTCGAACTTCGCCCTGTAGCTTCTTGAAGTCGGCTAGGTTCTCGCGCTTGCTCTTGCCCGCGCGCCAGGAAGTGAGGATCGCAAACCCGCGCTCCCCTGACTTCTTCGTGTGCTGCCACACGCGGCTCAGAGAAGCCTCGTTCACCGCTTCCCAATCCCCTCGGGCCTTCGCTTTCAGAATGTCGATCACCTTCGTCACCTCTGGTGTCAATGTATCACATGGCCGGCGATTGTCAAATAGACGATCTAGGCAAACAAAGGCCATGGTAGCACTCCCCGCTGGACTCGAACCAGCAACCTACGGTGTAGAAAACCGTCGCTCTATCCAGTTGAGCTACGGGAGCAAAAAGGAGCCACCCTCCCCAACGCCTCTCCCTAGAACTCGGGCGCCGAGTCGCTTCCATTCTTGCGGCTCCGGAGGCGACGGTCGGATTTGAACCGACGAATCATCGGGTTGCAACCGATTCCCTTACCAGGCTTGGGTACGTCGCCAAAACGGGCGGCCTTGACAATCTGAGGTCCAGTGCCTACCCTGAGTTCATGCTCAGCCGACATTGACAGTCAGCCCTTCGGGGACCGCGCGTTGTCACTGGGCTGGGGCTCTGCCTCACGGGGCAACCCCTTGACGAACAGCCTGTGGGCCTTGTTGCTCACGGGCTTTCTTCGTTTCTACGCGGGTAGCTCAGCGGCCAGAGCATCGGGTACTGCCGTAGCGCACTCCCGAAGGTCCGAGGTTCGAGTCCTTCCCCGCGTGCCGGCGCACAGAAGCCGTCTCCGGACCCCAGGCAACTGTGCACAAGTACCTGGGGGAAAGGGCGGTGCAGCGAAGGCTTCGGGCCTTCCGCGCCGACCGAGCGCGGGTAGCTCAGTGGTAGAGCGTCGGAGCGTTGGCAGGATCAACGAACCGAAGGTCGGAGTGTTCAAGTCCTCCCCCGCGCGCCAATCCACCAGACAGGACCCAGCTTCGCCGGACGCGGCGAGCTGGGGCGGCCTGGACCACGTAAGCGAGTCCGGAATCGCGGAGGTTCAACCCCTCCCTGGTGGACCTAGGGAACATAGCTCAGTTGGCAGAGCACGAAGAGTAATGCCCTTCGAGGCCGCAAGTTCGAACCTTGCTGTTCCCACCCACGGGCAGGTAGCTCAAGTTCAGAGCATCCGGTATAACCGGAAGGGTTGGAGGTTCAAGTCCTCCCCTGCCCACCAAGCATCGACTCTCGGCAGAGCACCGGGGACTAATGCCCCTCGGTTCGTGGGTTCGACACCCGCTCGATGCGCTAAGCCTCTCCAGACTCCGGGCCGTCCTTCAGACGCACCCGAGGAGCGATCACGAAGGGCACGCTTTCATGCGGCCCTGGACAACGCCAGTGTGAGTGTGGCGTGCCATCGTCGCGCTTGCACAGGAAGCAGTCCGCCATCTCTTCAACCGGCTCGCATATCGAGCCGCAAACCGTGCATTCCACGATCCACTTCAGCTCTGAGACCTCCACCATGACTCCAGATTCCAAGCTCTACATCATCACCCGTGCCGATCTCATACCGGGCGCCCGCGCTGCGCAGTCCTGCCACGCGATGCGCGCCTTTGTGTCCGAGCACCCCGAGATAGACAAAGAGTGGTACGCCAAGTCCAACAACATCGTGCTGCTCGAAGTACCCGACGAGACCGAGTTGTACAAGCTCGCTCTGCGCGCTCGATCGGAAGGTCTGGCCTGCGCCATCTTCCGAGAGCCTGACTTCGACAACACCATCACCGGAGTCGCACTCGGCCCCGACGCCAAGCACCTCGTGCCCAACATCAAGCTGGCCTTGCGCGATGTCGCCTGAGCAGTGCTACCATGCTGTTCTTGATGAACTGCATGAGCTGCAACGCACAGGTCCCTTCTCACATCGACATCTGCGACGCCTGCTTCGAGAAGCAGAAGGGTCTTCGTAGCTGCCTCGTCTGTGGGTCCCACACCATGAGCAAGACGGGCGCCTGCCTGAACCCCGAGTGCCGGAGGAACGACTTCAGCCTGCGCGGCCTGCCCCCCAAAGTAAGAAACCCCGCCAAGCTATTGCTTGCCAGGGAATCTTGACTGCTTTGGTGACCGCTTTTCCTCGGTCGGGTTTCCCGCTGAGCCCTTACTGGGAGGGTGGTAGCTCTCGCTACGCTTATCTCACCGCCCGTGGACGGCTCGACCATTCCCGCGGCACTCAGCCCGAAACAGCCGCCTCTCCCTCCCCGAGTCCCTAGCCTGCGGCAAGCCGCCGGTTTCGGTCCTGGTTCGTTCGAAGCCGGGCGATACTGCCAGATCGAGACCTGATCAGTCAACACCTTTTTTCGACTCCGCATCGCTTTTTTCTGACAGCCTCTCGCAGCACAGCTCGAACATCTCCTCGTCCCTCTCTACGAGCACGAAGCGACGGCCCAGCCGGCGCGCCGCGACGCCCGTCGTTCCGGTGCCGGCGAAAGGATCGAACACGACCTCCCCCGGCTGGGTGTGAACCTCGATAGGGATCTCGCAGAGCCTCACAGGCTTCTGAGCCGTCGCCTTCTTCCCGCTGGCCGTGACGAGCTTCCCTCGCAAAATCTCCGTCACGTCGTCCCACACCGCCGTGCGACGCAGGTACTTCGACTTGGCCGGGTAGTTCTTGTTCCAACCAGGGTAGCCGCGCTCCTGGTCCAACAACGGGACGTTGAAGCAACGAGGCTTCTTGATGTCCCCCTTGACGAAGTAGGCGCACTCCTCGCGAGTCGACAGGTAGTTGTGCTGCACCCCGTAGGCTTTGCGCTTCCGCCACGTGATCATCATGGCCATGTTCCACGCGGTCTCGACCTCTGCATGGACGACGAAGCGGTAGAAGGGCCGGTTCTCCGGAGTCCCGTAGCCGCCCCACACGTACAGCGCTGCACCGTCCCAACAGAAGGACTGCAACGTCCTGCACCACGAGACCATCCAGGCCGCGTGCTTCACGGCGCTTTCGATCTTGTCCCACTCATCGCTGACGATGCCGCCGTAAGGAGGATCGGCGAGAATCAGGGGGAGCGGGGAAAACTCCACCACCACCGCCAGCACCTCGGGGGACATGCAGTCGCCCCGAATGACCACCCCGTCCTCGAACTCTCGAAACGGCGGGCTACCCATCTTCGACGTCCTCCCCCCACACAGGTTCGGGTTCGGGGCGCTTGGCCTTCTCGTCGTTCCCTCCGTGAACGTAGCCCACGAAGTAGCCGGGCAAAAAGCCGAGAACGAAGATGGCGGTCACTGCGATGAACGCTGCACCCATGGCGCCTACTCTACACGTTGGAGCGGGTGATGGGATTCGAACCCACGGCATCTTGCTTGGCAAGCAAGTACTCTACCACTGAGTTACACCCGCAGATGCCGGCCCTCCCGAGCCGGCTTGGTTAGTCGGTTTGATCAAACAGACCATCCGGGTACTCCATTTCCCCGGCGGAGCGGACAGCCGGATTCGAACCGGCGAATGGTGGGTTGGAAACCCACGGCCTTACCACTTGGCTATGCCCGCAAGTTGGAGCGGATGATCGGATTTGAACCGACGACATTCAGCTTGGGAAGCTGACGTTCTACCCCTGAACTACACCCGCATGTGGAGCCGCTGATCGGAGTCGAACCGATGACCCCAGTCTTACCAAGACTGTGCTCTGCCAGAACTGAGCTACAGCGGCACTTCGTCTAAGAAATCACCTTCACTCGATGACCGCCCTCGCGGACGGGAACCATCGGGTGCTTCGGAGGAGCGCCGTAGATGATGATCTCGGGCATCAGAATGGTTCCGTCTTCCTGCACCTCGCCCTTCGGCTCGGGCACCCCCGACTGCCGGAACACCTTCAGCTCACCCTCGTGGTGCAACAGTGGCGCCAGCTCGGGATCGGAGGCCACGTCATGCAGATGGATCTGAACGGGATCCGCATCGCCCACCTTCAACCAGGCCCACTGGAACATCAGCCGAATGGTCTGCGATGGATCCCAGTGCAGCTTGTTGTGGGCTCCCGCTAGGTTCTGCCATACCTTCACGCCCGACGTGACACCGCGGCGTGAGGTAGGAGCGTTCGCATCAGGCCATCCGTAGTTGAATGCCTGCAGATCTCCGTGGACCACGACCATCTGCCCAAGCGCATTGCAAAGCACCCAGTACTTGCCCACACAGGCGATGAGCTTGTAGCCGTCGTCACCGCCAGCTCCCTCGATCTTCTTCTGAATGAGGTCGTGGACATCGTTGATGTTGGAGATTGCCACGATGTTGTACCGCGGGGGGCCGTCGTTGATGACCGGGTTGAACTTGAGCTGCGCTTGGAGCCAGATGAGATCTACGACCTTCGGGGTCAGCAGCATGCACCCGAGCACGTCGGCGATCTGCTGCAACTGGTCAGCCGAAGCTGGCAGCCGTACACCGTTGTAGATCTGGTCGTTTCCCGGAATCGGCTTGAAGTCCCATGTCAACGCCGGGATGTCGTCGAACTTCATCGCGTCCCTAAAGACGCTGATCGTCAGCTCCTTGTCCTCGTGCGTCGACAGCACGTCCGCCCACTCGAACTTCGCCTTCCCGTCCTTGACTAGCTGAACGACGTCGATGGTGCTCATGCGCCATAGGCTACACCGGCAGGCCACACGTAGTCCACGAGCGGGATCTCCTGCCATCCGAATTGGCCGTACCACTCCGGAGCCTTGGCGAGCAAAGCAGCTCGGTGCGCCGCGTGGAACGCAGCGTCTCCAAACCAAGGCGGCGTTCCGTGTTGATCCTCGCGCTCGGCGAGCTTCCGCAGGCGTTGGAAGGCTTCGAGCTGCTGATCTCGGTAGCCACGCCCACGCCACTCCTGGCAGATGGCGACGCCGTAGGAACACAAGAAGTGTCCGAAGCCTCGCCACATGCGGACCGCCGCGTGGTTCCGGTAACGACTGTGAGGCTTGATGCCTAGAAGCACCTCCACGATGTGCCTCGCCTCGATGCGCTGCTTGCCCAGACGCCGCCAGTCGAGCACAGAGGCAGATCTCTGAAAGTCCGGAAAGGGTAGGAACGTCTGCATTGGTGGACTCAGGGAGGATCGAACTCCCGACCTCAGGCTTGCAAGGCGCGGCGTCCCCACGCCTTCCGGCTTTGTGCGACCCGTTAGGGATCTTGCGTGATCACTTAGCAGGGACGGGTCAAGCCCTGCGGACGACCACACGTTGCCGCAGTGGAGCCAACGGGACTCGAACCCGTATTACCAGCGTGCAAGGCTAGCGTCCTCCCGATTAGACGATGACCCCTCTCGCTCTTCTGCTCGACCAACCCGCAGCGGCTGCGTGAGCGGAACAACAGAAGAAACGACTCTGCCCTTGCTTGCGTTTGCTTCGAACATCTCTAGAGCTACGTTCGATCTTCTTCCCGCACCAAGAGCACACCAACGCCACAGGCGGATCCTTCAATTGGTGATCCGTTGTGTGCTCCCCACGCTTCTTCAGCGCGAGGTTCCCGAAACGATTGTCCTCCTTGTCTTCATTCAGATGGTGAACAACGTACCCTTCCGGAACGACCTGTCCTGTGTTCTCCCACCATACCAAGTGGTGCTCCAGAACTCGGTTGCCCCAGCGATACGTTCTGCCCGGATAGCTAGAGGGAGCCTTAACGAACTTGTACCCCATACAGGTACAGTATCAGCGACGATCTCCAGTTGCAATATGCCGCGCTCTCCCATCTGAGCTATGAGCCCAACAGAGCCGCGCTGCGCTGGCGAGGCTCCTAACTCCGGCTGCGGGCGTCACTCCGCGTGTAGCTACTGAGCCCACAGACTTGGCTCCGGAGCTGGTGGACCTGAGGGGAATCGAACCCCTGACCTCTGCATTGCGAACGCAGCGCTCTCCCAGCTGAGCTACAGGCCCGTCAGTCTTCTTCGTCTTCGACCCCTTCGAGGATCAACACGAGCTGGTCGTCCTCACCCCGCTCCACCCCTACGACCTTGGCTCCCACAACGGAGTTCAGCTCGACATAACGGCCTGTCTCGGGGTCGCGCAGGTTCTGGATGTCCTCGTCGAAGTCGACAATCACCTTCTTCGTCGCCATGGGCTCAAGAATTAGCCTATAGAAAAGCGATAGTCAAGTAGGCGTATGCGTCCACATGGACGTATGGCCACTCTGACAATCCCCTTTGCGCGATCTCCGGGGTGTGAAGTATAACCTCCACCGCAAGGAGAAATCCGATGAAGACCCTAGCAGCTACCCTCGTGATCGCGATCTGCTTCCTGTCCGCCTGCGACGAGAAGAAGGCCGAAGAAACCGTCCCCACCAAGGAGACGTCGACCGCCGCCGCAGAGACCAGCACCGCGACTGCCGAAGCGACTGCTACGGCGACCGCCACAGCGACAGCCAGCGCCACCGCGTCGGCCGCTGCGACCGCCGAGCCCGAGAAGAAGTAGGTCATCGGCGGGGCCTCCCGTCAGGAGGATGCCCCGCAGCTCGACTTGCAGCTGTCCGAGTACTGGGTCGTTCGTCGCGCTGCCCTGACGCCTAAGCTGCCCTCAGAGGGGCCGATGGTGGACCTAGGGGGACTCGAACCCCCGACCCCCGCCGACCGGAAGGTCCCTAGTGGAGCTGACGGGATTCGAACCCGTAATACAACCATGCCATGGTTGCGTGATCCCCTTTCACCACAGCCCCTTTGATCTGTACTCGCGCATGTAGTGCGCCTGCGCCTCTCGACACTCAGCACACCGACAGCCCCTCAAATAGCCTCCGCGAGACCCATGCGCGGTGACCTTTCGTGTTGTTTCTCCGCCCCTAGGTCCCCGGCAGCTACGACCGCAGAAGAAACTGTGCTGGCCTAGCTTCTTCTTGGACCTGACATACCTGGCAGTGCGTTCGAAACAACACCCGCAAGTAGGACAGCGCAGTCTAACCTTCCGCGCCACAGGGCGGTGCAGGCGGCAGTGATCCGCCCGCGACTTCAATTCTAAGTTGCTCTCCTCGTTGTTCCGGGGGTTCAAGTCCTTATGATGGACGTGCTCGCTAGGGGAGAGCTTCCGACCTAGCTTGCACTCCATGATGAACCTGTGCTCACGCACGACCCGGCCATCCGACAGCCGAACACGGACATACGGATCTCCAGGTTTCTCGTACCTCACAACCACTTCCAGCATTTTGCCAGTGTAGCACGAAGCGCTCTCCCAGCTGAGCTACAGGCCCGTGTGAGGGCAGCTAGCCCTCAGCCGGTCTTACCGACCCTTCTTCGCATTCCGATACTTCTTCCTCCAGCAAGGGCGACAGAGATAGCCCGGCCCCAGCAGGGACCAGACGATTTGGCAGTAGCGACACATAGGCCACCTCCTTCACGCAGAAGGAGGGGCTACGGCGGCATCGACCTCTTCATGTCTACCTCCAGCCGGAAATCGACCGGCGTCGTGCAAGATGAGCTTCAGCTCTCAGGCATGATGGCAGCATGACTGCCGTCGAAGAGCAAGAGCTGAAGATCTGGAACGAGCACCAACAGACCAAACCCGGCTGCCAGTGCGACGTCTGCGCGCGCATGCGGGAGCTTTCCACGCAGCTGCGCCTCGTCCTGAGCAGCCGGTCCGCAGATGATGTGCGGAAGCTGCTCAGGGCTCAACGACGAGAACGGTGCAGGCGATAGAATACGGCGGGCTGACTGCACCCAAGAAGCGTTGCCATTTGGCGCTGTGTCATGGTCTTAGCCATCTCCAAAAGCACGCTATCGGAGGGCCAACAAACAGACTTTCGAGCCTTCTTTGACTTCTTAGGCTTTCGCCTCTTCACTGCGTGCTCTCTGATATGCGCTAGGGAGTCCTTGACCACTAGGTTGTCTAGGCTGTCGTTGCTCGGATCTGAATCTTCGTGGTGCACCACCTCGTTAGGCAACAACTTCCTCCCGATCTTCTTCTCGGCTACAACATCCGCCCTCTTGACGTAGCCATTCTTCATCGCTCGGTGATGATCTGGCATATGAACATACCAGTAACCCTTGCCACTCTGGAACGACCCTCCCCTCCAGTTGGGGTTTTTAGATCCAGAAAAGTCCCTAAGCCTCCCGTAGCACACCAAGCTACAATACCGCTTCCCCGACTTGTTCGGAGGTCTGGGGCGTGCCCAGAACCTCTTCCCACAAGGACACCGAAATTCTAGAAGAAGACGGCCCTGGGAATCCCTGCGTTGTTTGCTCATCGGTGGACCGCCGGGGAATTGGACCCCGCCACGATGCTTATCAGGCATCGTAGCTCAACCAGAGCATTGCAGTCCAAGAAATTGTCCAGGTTAGAATAAACGACCTCCCGCTTATCAGGCGGACGCTCTAACCTACTGAGCTACTGGCCCGTAGCAGGGGCAGAGAGAATCGAACTCCCGACCTGCGGATTTGGAATCCGCTGCTCTCCCTAGCTGAGCTATACCCCTAGAACATGTCAGGACATGTTGAAGTTGTTGTGGGCTCGATGTTCAGCGGCAAAACCGAAGAGTTGATCCGCCGCGTGCGCCGAGCCCTGTTCGCGAAGCAAACCGTTCAGGCGTTCAAGCCGTCCGTTGACGACCGCTACGCCAAAGAGAAGATCGTAAGCCACCAAGGGATCGACATCGAAGCCGAGCCAGTGGCTTCGAGCTACGATCTCATTCGTCGCGTCAAGCCTGAGACCGACGTCGTAGCCATCGACGAAGCGCAGTTCTTCGACAACGACATGATCGATGGAATCAACATCCTGGCAGACAAGGGCTACCGCGTCATCGTCGCCGGCCTAGACCAAGACTTTCAGGGGCGCCCCTTCCACCCTGTCCCTGAGTTGATGGCCATCGCTGAAACCGTGACCAAAGTACGCGCTGTGTGCTCCCGGTGCGGCAAGGAAGCCAGTCGAACCCAGAGGCTCGTGCATGGTGAAGAACAAGTGAAAGTCGGCGGCGCCGAGTCCTACGAGGCGAGGTGCCGAGGATGTCACGAGCCCTAGAAAAATGGGCGCCCGAGTGAAAAGATCATGTTGTGTTACCCGCGATGGGAATTGAACCCATGGCCGGCGGCTTGAGAGGCCGCTGCTCTACCATCTGAGCTACGTAGGATGCTTGTTTGATCTGATCCGATGGGCGCTTGGCGGGGATGACGGGACTTGAACCCGCGACCTCTTGCGTGACAGGCAAGTGTGCTACGCGACTGCACCACATCCCCAATGGCCGGTTTGCGGGACCGGCCTGCCCGTTCTACGTGACGCTGAGGACCACACCTGCAGCGACGGTCTTGCTGCTCTCACGAACAGCGAATCGCATGCCAGCTTCCATGCCGACAGGCTTCTGCAACTCCAGCGCTACTTCGGCGTGCTCGCCAGGCTTGACCAAGTCCAGCTCGCCGATGTCCGCCACGGTGCCCGTGACGTTGGTCGTGCCGAAGAAGAACTGTGGGCGGTAGCCCTTGAAGATCGGAGTGTGCCGACCCCCGTCCTCCTTCGACAACACGAACAGCTCGGCCTTCGCCTTCATGTGAGACCGCACGGAGCCCGGCACGATGAGCACCTGACCCCGAACCACCTCGTCCCGACGAACACCGCGCAGCAACAGGCCACAGTTCTCTCCGGCCCGCGCTTCGGGTTGGTCCTTGTGGAACATCTGGATGCCCGTGACCACGACCTGGCGAGGCTTGGAGTCCTCGTCCACCAGACCGATGATCTCGACCGTCGCCCCGAGAGGCAACACACCACGCTCCACACGACCGGTGACCACAGTGCCGCGGCCTTCGATGGTGTGGACTCCCTCGATAGGCAGCATGAAAGGCGCCTCGAAGTCCCTCACAGGGTCCGGGAAGTGCCTGTCCATGGCTTCGACCAGCTCGACGATGCAGCCCGTCTCAGAGCCCTCCAGAGCCTTCAGAGCGGAGCCCTGGACCACCGGAGAGTCCTCGTATCCCTGCGCCTCCAGATGCTCGGCCGTCTCCAAGGCGACCAACTCCAGCAGCTCGGGGTCTGCGATGTCCACCTTGTTGATGAACACCACCATCCTCTCCACACCCACCTGCTTCGCAAGCAGGATGTGCTCCTTGGTCTGCACCTGCGGACCCTGCGACCCATCGACCAGAAGCACCGCGCCGTCCATCTGGGCCGCACCGGTGATCATGTTCTTGATGTAGTCAGCGTGCCCCGGACAGTCGACGTGCGCGTAGTGCCGCGTCGCCGACTCGTACTCCACGTGCGACGTGTTGATGGTCACGCCGCGCTTCTGCTCTTCCGGTGCGTTGTCGATCTTGTTGAAGGGGACCACCTTCCCACCGTGAAGCTCCGCCATCACCTTGGTGATCGCCGCGGTGAGGGTCGTCTTCCCATGGTCGATGTGTCCGATGGTTCCGACGTTCACGTGTACCTTGTTCATGGCTACCTGCCTGGGTTGCCACACCCTTGTCTCTCTTCTTCTCCTTGTTGGCCCCGCCGGAGTACCCGGCTCCAGGGGCGTAGTGGGGTGACCGAGCGGACTCGACCACCGGGGAGATCGACCGGAATCGAACCGGCATACCAGGAGCCACAATCCTGTGCCTTAACCGTTAGGCTACGACCTCCATACGTCTTTCGTGCGTTCTGATCCTGTGACAGTTGGCGCATACCAGCTCGCACTTAGCTATCTCTTCTTTGGCTCTCCGAACCTGCCCCTGCGCCACCAAATGCGCCACGAGGCCCCCCTTCTCCTCCCCATTCAAGTGATCAAAGTCCATCACGTAGGGCGGGTACGTCCGGCCACAGTCCGTACACGGCGCGCGCTTCAGTTCGTTCACATACTCGCGGAGCCTCTGCTTGCAGCGCGCCTTCTTCTCCAAGTAGTACTGCTTGTTCTCCTGGTAGTAAGTCTTGTGGCGCGCGGCGAAACACGCCCTGCAGTACGAATGCCTCGTCCCCCGCGCCTTGTCCTTCCAGTAAAACTGATCCACAGGCTTGCGCTTCTGGCACTTCCCACACTTCTTGGTCTTCGCTGGCATGGTTGTGAGCCTAACACTTTTGGGCCACATCCAGACGCTCTACCGATTGAGCTACGACCACAGCGGGGATGACGGGATTCGAACCCGCGACCTCTGGATCGACAATCCAGCGTCCTCGCCTAGCTAGACCACATCCCCAAGACGCAAAGAAACGGAGGAGCACGTGAAGTTCCAGTGCTCGGAACGCTCCTCCGTGGAGCTATGTGTTGCTGCTCAGAGCCCGAGCGACAGCAGCTTGTCGTAGTACTTCGGGTCTTCGGCCAAGTGATCGAGCGCGATCTCCATGGCCGTCTTCGGGTCCTTCGTGTGCTCCATCTCGACCGCGGCCCCCAAAGCCAACTGCTCGGGGTCGACGTCCTGCGGGGTCAGATGAGCACCCTCACCACCAGGAATGGTCTCAGGAGCCTGCGGGGATCCGAACTCACCGCTAACCACGGCACCCATACCCTCCCGCAAATGACGGACCAGATGACCTAGCTTGCCCATGCCCGGATACTACCCGAGCACGGGGATCTATCGCAAGGCGCTCAGCCCTCGAACGAGTTCAAGACGTCCCAGACGCCCTCCCCAAGAAGCTCCATGCCAGCCTCGTAGAACCAGTGCTCGACGTCCTTCAAGCCCCAGCCGTCCTTCTTCTTCCCTTCGAAATGCTCCAGCGCGAGCTTGTGGATCTTGTCGAATGCCACAGCCTTCTCCTCCGGCGTGTAGTCGGAGGCTTGCTTCGGATTCCACGCCTTCTGCTTCTTCTCAGCTCGGCGCGCCTTGATGTGCTCTCGTTCCTCGTCCGTCAGCTCCAGATCGTCAGCCATCGTCCTCTCCTCAACCGAAGAACCCTTCGGGCCATGGGGCTTTGCGTTGCTCCTGAAGAACCGCCTCCGAGAACAGCTTCATCTCATCGTCTGTCGCCTCTGTAGCGCGCTGCGCCGCCACAAGGCTCAGGACGATAGCGTCCGTGCTCGGATGGTTGCGGATCAACGCCCGGCAGAACTCGACGAGGAGTTCAGTTCGGAGAGCTTCGCGCGGCGCTGGCTGTTCAGGCTGCTGCAGCACCCCGCGCCGATGTACAAGTTGTCGACCAGCCATTGCTTGTCCTGCCCTTCCGCTCTCAACACCTCTGAGCACCACCACCTCCCGTCCTTCTCGACGAGTGACGGGCACGGCGCCACCGCGCCATGCAGCTTTACCCCGAGAGGGCACGGTGCCTTGGAGCAGCAGTAGCCGCATCCGACGCACGAGCTGTTTGGTAGTTGATCCACGCCGCCATCATATTATGTGGTCAGCGGATTGTCAACTAGGTGGTTGCGAGCGGTAGGATTTGAACCTACGACCTCAAGGTTATGAGCCTTGCGAGCTACCTGACTGCTCCACGCCGCATCAAGACGCTAGCACAATATGCTCCGTCTGGCACCCCCGGCAGGAATCGAACCTGCACCGACCGGATTAGGAATCCGGATGCCGTCCATCGGCGTCGAGGGCTTTCTTTCTTGATCGATAGTACCGAGATTTGGCTTCCTTGCACAACGAGCAGCGACAACCCCTGTAGTTGTAGGCCACGAGTGTCCCATGTCGAACCCCGTGGTTTCCCTTGAAGCCGTTTGCCAACCCGTTGCAGCGCCGCGAACAGAACGCCCTCTTGGCTCCTTTCTTGGAGGGCTCTTGGCCCAGACGTCTCTTGAACTTCTTGCCGCAGTTAGCGCAGGTCAAACCTACTTGTCTCTGCGGCCTCGCGTGCTCCTTGCCGTGCCCTACCTTCGACGTCAGCACCAGGTTGTCTGGATCGTTGTCCAACCGGTCCTCGTTGTCGTGGTGAACCACCTCTCCACGTCTCAACAAGCGCCCCAGCTTCGCCTCCATGACCACGACGTGCACGTACACGTACCCGGTGCTCCACGCTCTCGGGTGGTCGGGGCAATGAACTACCTTGTAGCCCGTGCTGGTAGACGTCCTCTCCCAATTCGGTTGGTACGGGAGCTTCTTCTTCGCCGCCACACAGACACTGTATCACGGATAGAGCAGGAGTCCTAAGACTCCACCGTGTACGAAAAATCAGGACAGCCGAGGGGAGGGACCAGAGTTGCGATTTCTCAGCTACCCTCCCGCTCCACTCCGGACTGCTGGCCATGGTTACCTAGCCCCGGCGTCATGGCCGTCTTACCGGGGATCAGCGGAACCTTCGTGCAGTCCGAAGCAGAGCGGGAGGGGTTGGTCTCGAACCAACGTACTCTTGATATTCAGTCAAGCGCTAAACCAGTGCGTGTGTGATCTCACCAGTTGGCTGTCTTGGTCCGGCACCTGGGAGTCGAACCCAGCGAGCCCTGCCAATCAGGGGAACCAGAGATAGGGCATCCGAGTGAACAGGCCAGAAAGCGTTTTGCTTGTTCCAAACACAAGTGCGTCTACCATTCCGCCACTCCGCGGTTTGTAGCCCTTGCGGGCTGGTCGCGGAGCCAGGACTCGAACCTGGAGCCCTCTTTCGAGGATGCATGTATGACTTGATCTGTTGGATGCCTTGGTGGACCGCTGCGGCCTCGAACCGCCCGTGCCCCGTAGATGACTACGGTCCCTTTTTCGAGATGGGCTCCGAACGCCAAGATCCGAACAGCCCTAACTCACTCGCTTCTCGAACCGCAGGAACGATGTGCAACCAAGCCTCGTAAGGCATCGACCCCTTCAAATAGTTGCAGCGAATGCAACAGGGGGCGACGTTGCTTTTGTCGTGCGGCTTCTCGTTGTCGATCCTATCTAGGGTCATCCTGATGCTTCGCTCTCCGCAGTACAGGCAACCCTCTGAAATCTTCTCTGCGATGAACTCCTTGTCCAAGTCGTTCCCGCTGAACCCTCGTTTCCTATCCGACTGCCTACAGTCCCACAAGATGCTGGTTACGGGGTTGTTCGCCCTGTAGCGACGCTGGCGCTCCAGCTTGTAGGCTGGGTTTCTCTTATCCTCCCTAGCTCGGTAGCAAGGATAGCAAACGCGCCGTCGATAGCCGCCCCTCCCAGTAGGCTTGAACGACTTGATCGGTTTGGACTTACCACAGTCCTTGCAGGTTCTAGTCTCCTCGTTCACAAAGGTTATTGTATCTGGTGGACCGCCCGAGAGTCGAACTCGGAGTGCTTGTGAGCAACGCGTGTTGGCCCGTGTGACGGGGCCGAGGAGCTATGCTGGGTAAAGGTTTGGAACCAAAATTCCAGCGGCCCGAAAGGTTGGTCGTGTCGTCCGAGGTGAGGTGCTGAATTGGAATGCAATACTGGATTTGAACCAGTGACTTTCAACTTAGCAGGTTGACGCCCTACCACTGGGCGAATTGCGTGTTAGCACTTTCAAGTTGGTCGACTTGACCGGAGCCCCTTCGTGGAATCAAACCACGGATCTCTTGCGGAGATGGTGCCCAATACTTGGGCGGCTTGTGAGCACTTGCCCGGTCCCTCCAATGAGGGGAGTGGCAAGAGCTGGAGGGTAGCAAGCGGAGTATCACTCTCCCAAAGGGGCAGATTCGACTTGTGACCGAGTGAGGAGACCGGGGTTAGCGTTGTGCTAGCTTTCGAGGCTAGTGCCCTACCAGTCGGGCTTCATTTCCAGTTTGGCGGAAGTGACGGGACTCGAACCCGCATACGTTGCATGTACGATCTGATCCGTTGGTCACTAATCGGCGGGGTCTGGGGGAATCGAACCCCCAAGCGTGTGGGGAAGTACTGGTTGGCCTGTGTGACGAGGCCGAGGGGCAATCCCAGATAATGAGAACCGAACTTCTCAAGACCCCAAGTGCCGGGCTAGCCCGACGCATCTAGCAAGGTATCAGGTAGAGGTTGACTCGTCAACCTCTTTCCACACGAATCTGCACGACCGCGCCCAGCTACTACGATCATGGTCCTCAGACTCGCTTGGCCCCGTCCAGATAGACGAGGAACCCAATCTGCTTGCCTTGCGTCAGGAACGCTTGTGCGGCGCGCGCCAGGAAAGCGGACACCATCGAGATGAAGGGCAAGTGCTCTCCGTTCTCGCAGGTAGCTCCTCCGCGCGTCGTCTCGTAGTCGATGTGGAACTCGTCGTCCCACATGACCTGTCCGAAAGTGCCGTTCGCGTCGAGCGCTCCGTGCAAGCACGGCGTACCGGCCTCACGGACGTAGCGCTGCACGACAGCTCGGGACTCTCCGTTGTCCAAGCAGTCCAACACGAGGTCTGCACCCCCGAGCAACTGCTCGGCGTTGTCCTCCACGAGCTTGTGAGGGACCGTGTGGACCTTCACACCGAACATGAAGTTCATCGACTGTTGGATCGCCTGGACCTTCGACTTGCCTACCGTGCCCTTGCCGTGGAACTGCGACAGCACGTTCTTGCGCTCGACCCTATCGTGATCAATCACCACGATCTCATCGGCCACGTTGCGCAGGTACTGCACCACGTGGGAACCCAAAGCACCAACTCCAACTACTACTACTCGTGCCATCGGTATCCTCACAGATCCTTGTACGTTCGTCTTTTAACGATGTTTCCGGCAGCCGTGTCGGACACACCGAAGCGTTCTGCCAGCGCAGCCTTGGACTCACCCTGCTCTGCCCGCTCTCTAATCTCCAAGACCTGCTCGTCGGTCAGCTTCCTCCCAGGCTTCCGAATAGGTGGTCGCACGTAGGAGAGCTTGTATCGGAAGCACGCAGGAACCAAGTCCTCGATCATGGCCTTAACCTTCACAGCTTCGTCCAGGCGATCCACGTTGACGTGGTACTGGCCCGGTCGCGGCCTCGCCGCCCTGGTTGCCTGTAGCCCAACCACCCCCAGGGCACGAATGAGAAGGTCCACATCCTCGCGCCTGAATCCATCAGTGCAGAAACGTAGGCGCCCCGAATGGTCGTATGTACCGTCCCCGGCCAACCACTGAGCTAGCACCATCGGAGACATCTTGATGCCCTTTGGAACGCGCTTCTCCCCCTTCGGATACCACCGTGCGCGCTGTTTCTTCAACTCGACGTAGCACGGGGTGTAAAGCAATGCGCCTCCCGAAGATCTCACCACACGATCCTCTATGCGCCTTTCCCTCGGAGGAATAGGAACGATCCTAGACGAACACCGAACAGCTCTCAAGAGCCCCTGCACCTCGTACAACCACCCCGTAGTGTCGCGGGCTTGCTCCAATCGAAGAGCCCCCTTTCGATCAATACTGCCATCACCGAGAAGAAGGCCGTCAACAATCTCGACCAAAAGCGAGTGGTCGGGCTTCGGAAGATCCAAACGCTTCTCGGGCTGTCTCGGGCGTATCTCCACTCCAGCGGACCTCAGACGGGCGAGCACGGTCCAAACCGACACACCGTGCTGGCGTGCCAGCTTCTTCGCGCTCGCTCCGTCCTGATAACCCTCCGCCAAAGCCCGAACATCAACCTCAACCATGTTTGGTATTGTAGAACCAAACACTGTATTCGGTCAATACCCGTATTCCGTTTTGGGTCTCAGTACGACCCTGTTGGGCAGGCCGTCCTTCGCGGAGAACTTGTGGACGACGAAGTCCGTGAAGTCCGCGTCCGGCGTGGCGTCCAAACCAGGGATGCCCCCAGCCTGCAACGCCTCCGTCGCCCACTGCTTCAAGTCGCCGTCCGCAGCGTCCCACGGAACCGGGTCGGTCAAAGTGCCCTGCTGACCACCGTAGGTGATCTCCAACACGGCCTCGTTGTCCTGTGGTGCGACGTTCACGGCGTCCATGATCTGCTCGACCGCTCCGTCACCATCTTCACCTGGCATTCGCTGTACCATCTCAACCTCCACTCCTGTCAGCCTGTTGAAACCCTTCGAAGCTCGTTCACCCATGCCGGCTCCTCAGACAGCAGAGCCCACACTTCGTAGTCGAGCCTCTTCGGCCCCCTCCACCGGACGAGCCCTACGGCGCTCCCGGTGACGATCCACCAATCGTACCGCTTCCCGAGTCCTACTTCGTTGGCAGCAAAGGTGGTCAAGTCCATGTGGGACGGAAGCGGGGACCCACTGCCCGGATGACTGTGCGCGAAGCCCGTCATCGTCTCCTTGTACTTGAAGAACACATCCCACAGCACTTGGCTGTCAGGAATGTGCGCCACTTGGCGGTCGGAAGGAACGTGCCAATAGATCGGCTCGCCGCCCGGCCCGAGAACCACTCCAGCTTCCATGTCGTTCCCCTTCCTGACCGGTTCGGGCTCTTCCTCCCACTCCAGATCTTCGATGAAGCTGATGAGCTTCCCCTTCAGGGCCTCGAACGCCGCCTGGTTCCCAACCTGGAGAAGCACGTCGGCCGGCACCATCGTGCACGCCCGCTTGCCGTTCTTCTCCGTCCACGTAACCTCTGCGTCCCCAGACCAGTCTCCGTTGTGGGCGACAGTGACCCCACGGCCGTCCGCCAGCTCGAACTTCGTCGTGTGCATCTCTCTCAGCTCCTAGTCGACGTGGCGGAACACCACGAGCACGCCCTGACGCTCCGCGTCCTCAATGACCCCAGGCAACGACTCCAACGTGAAGTAGTTGTCGTACTGCTTTCCGGTGTCATGACTCGTCAGGCAGATGCCCGAGTCGATGATGCGCAGAGTCTCCGCGTCGCAGGTGCACTCGAAGCGCCGCCTGTTTATACGGAACCGCACGATCATCTCGTTCCGTCCTACAGCTCGCCGATGATCCAAGTACTCGGCGTTGCCCATCGCGAGCGCTGCCCGAGCAGCCTCGCCAAAGTCCTCGCGCGCCATGGCCCTCCGACCGGCTGCGCTGCCGACCTGCTCCATGATGCGCCTGCGGCGCTCTTCTCGCTCCCGACGCTCCCGCTCCTCACGGCGCCGTCTTTCGGCCTCAGAGCGCTGCCAGGACTCGAACCGGAAGGCCGCGTCCAGAGCAGGGGGAACCCCCGAAACGGCGTCTACGGTGCCTTTCCGGTCCAGGAATGCCTGAAGTACGTCGTCCTCCGGGCCGAGCGGCATGTCCGGCCCCTCGTAGATGAGCGGTCCATCGTCACAGACGCGCCCCGCAGCGATGCGGGCGAAGCGGTCCAAGCCTTCCTCCACCAAGTGCACGCGCTCGAAGCGCTGCGCGAGCTTCGCGGGGTCCAGCTCGACCTCTACGTTGTCCGCCACGAGGCGGTCCCCGACGAGGTAGCCGCGCTGCAGATCGAAAAGCACCTCCATCGGAGCGTTGGTCGGCTCCTTCCAGCGGGCCTTTCGGCCCGTGATGCTGAAAGAGTGCCAGCCGTGCTCCGGTGGGAGGCGCCCCTCGATGGTCCACGTGCGGTTTCGGGTACGGAGAGTCCTGCCCCCGACCCACGCCGAGACGACGGTCTCGTCATCGGCCTGAAGCAGATCTCTCCAACCCATGGTTCACCTCACGCTGCCGACGACAGCTCCGTGGCCCAGACAGGCTTGTGGAGCAGGTCGGTCTTCATGATGCGGTCGACCAGCGTGACCCGCGGCGCAACGCGCTGCACGCCGTGGTACTGCCCGACCGGAGTAACCGCGACGAGATTCCGGATCGTCCGAGGAATGACATAGGGGTCCAGGTCTTCGCCAGGCTCGCCGAACGTGCTCTCCTCGATCATGAAGCAGGGGATACCCAGCTCCCTCGCCGTGTCCTGCACAGCTCGACCCGCCATGCCCCAGTTCGACTCCACCTTGATGAAGCCGAACGCCATGGGGCGCAGACCCGACACCTGCACGTCGTGCGTGAAGGAGTGCGCCTTCTCATCGCCGACGAAGATCATCAGCGTATCCTCGTCGTCCTTCGGGGGCCGGTGCTGCAGCACCCGAATGCCGGCGCCGTAGTTCGTCCCACCCGTGGCCTGGATGCCTAGGAAGGCTTGCTCGACGCCCGCTGCGGAAGCGTGCTTGATCTCCACCTCACGCCCCACCGTGTTGAAGTGCGAAACGTGGATGCGGTCCGGCGGGAAGCCCTGCAGGAACCGCTTCAAGTGGCTCTTGGCGCGCTCGATGCAGTCGTCCATCGAACCGGAGCGGTCGACGATGAAGTAGATCCGAAGGTTCTTCATCTCTTCCTCAGCCGCCTGCTGCAAGGCAGTGTCGGCCGCGGCCTCCATCTTCTCGCGCCCCTCCTTGGTACGCATCCGAGCTGCGATGTTCGCCGCCCGCATGTCCTCGGCACGGCTCATGGCCGCCTCCCACCGCTCCTTGATTTCCTGGACCTTCAGCAAGCCCAAGTCCTCCAGGGTCGGCGCCTGGATGATCAGATCCTTGTCGGACAAGGAGCCCGCCTCCACAGCCGCAGCCATGATGGCCCGAGTCAGCCCCACGTCCTTCGGGAGCAGACCGACGATGCGCTTGTAGTTGGTCTTCTCGCGCATGATCAGCTCGCAGATCTCCTGCTCGCTCAGTCCTTCCCAAGTTTCCGTACCCGAGAAGTCCTGCCCGAGAGCGATCTTCCTGCGACCATCCTTGGCCTGGCTCTGCGTCCAGCCCAACACCTCGAAGAACTTCGGGGACTGAGGCTTGTAGCCCACAGCCTTCGCGAGCTTCCGCGCGATGTTGCGCTGACCACTGTTCACCAAGCCCTCCAACACCGGCAGGTTCTCCTCCCGGAATCGGAGCCACGCCCGAACCGCCTTCGGCCAACGGCCCAAGAACGGCGTGCGCGTGGAGCGCCCGAACCCCAGCTCGCGGTTCAGCTCCGCGATGGCAGGAACCTCCAACACGTCCCGAATCCGCGCCAGCATCTTCGGGTCGATGCCCTTCTTGTCCCTGCGGTGGATGAGACACATGGCCTCCCCGACCTCCCGGAAGTCGTCGTCGTGGAACAAGACCTGCCCGTCCTCTCGAACGGGGTCGCCCTTCCGCGACTGGACCAGCATGAACGCCGCAAGCACGACCTTCATGTCTTTGTGGTCCTGAGGAAACTGGTACGACGCCCACCGCGCGGCGAACTCGTTGTCCATCCTCCAGACGTCGGCCACCTGCTTGTACATCCAGGTCGCCACCTCAGGGAAAAGCCCCGCCGGTCGGTACTCGCCGATCTTGCGTCGGTTCTCGTCCCGAATGGTGTTGTCGGCCCAGAGCGTGCCGAGCTTCGTCCGAGTGCGCCGCTTACCACGCTTGTGGACCTGATAGACGACCTTCTTGCCGTCCTCGTCCTTCGTGGTCACCGGCTGCCACTTGACGCCCACCGCCGAGTTGTCCGTCACGACGAACCCCGGACGGTTGTGCCAGAGATGGTCCTGGTAGGTTAGCACTGTGTTGATGATCCTTTCGGCAGGACCCAAAGTCTCCGCGTCCATATCAGCTCTCCTCGCTCTTCCCGTTGTACGTGAGGACCGTGTCGATGATCCTCTCCGCGGGTCCCAGTGCTTCAGCTTCCATCTCTATTCTCCTCTGACGCCGATGGCTCTCCATTGAGCCGAGTGCGCCGCTGGTCGGGACAGGCGGATTCGAACCGCCGACTTCGAGCACCCAAAGCTCGCGCACTGCCAGACTGTGCTATGTCCCGTGACACTATCAAGTGGCTAAGTGATTGTCAATAAATAGTGCTCCGGGCCGGAATCGAACCAGCGACGCGTGGATCTTCACTCCACCGCTCTGCCATCTGAGCTACCGAAGCAAACCTACGGAGCGGGCCGGCTAGTTAACCGCCGACCAACCCCTGGCACCCCCAAGGAGAATCGAACTCCTGTTCCCGCCGTGAAAGGGCGGTGTCCTGGTCCACTAGACGATGGGGGCAAGACGAGGGAGAAGCCAAAGCGACTCCCAGGCCGGTGCTTGCGCACCACATGGAGCCACCTTCCGGACTTGAACCGGAGACCTGCTGTTTACGAAACAGCTGCTCTACCAACTGAGCCAAGGTGGCCTACTCTGCGGCGAGCGCGTGATCCTTCCAAAAAGCCACGCTCTCTTCTCGCTCCTCCGGAGACAGGGACTCGTCCCACGGCTCGCGTGGAGCGCACGGCCCACCGTAGGCCGTGAACATGATGATGGCTCCCTCATGAGGGCCGCCGATGACGGTCATCTTCCGGACCATCCGTTGGGCGCGCTGTACGACGCGGGAATCTCCCGGCCGGTCGCCCCGGCGCACGTAGGAGACCTCGCTCTCCTCCACGGGTTCATCGCCCATGAACGGGCCGAAGAGCCCACAAGGAAGCGGAGGAAGATGCAGAGGCACCTCCACGGTCTCGATGAAGAACTCTTCGATGTGTCCGAAGCGCTCCTTGATGAACTCCAGATGCTCCGTGGTGAGGTTGTGGTCGACATGTGAGTCTTTCGTGATCTTCATGCTCCCACGACGTGCGGACCCCCGAACGTCTGACACCTTTGGGGGGAGAAAAACGACCTTGACTGGGAGATCCTGGTGCCGGACCATCCCGAGCCACGGCCAACGTCATCGACGGACTGCACCTCGTCGTGGATGGGACAGTGCGCGATGAGATCGTGTTCACCGAGCACCACCTACGAGAGCTGTTCAGCTCGTTGGCGCGAGCGCTCGACATGGAGGTCATCGACGGTCCGCGCTTCAAGCGCATCCCCGTCGACAAGAGCAAATTGAACAGCCAGGGGTTCTTGGACGAAGGCGGCATCTCGGCCTACGCCATGATCTCCACCTCGCACATCTCCATCCACTGCTGGCCGCTGCGACGCACGTTCATGATGGACGTGTTCTCGTGCAAGCAGTTCGATGATGAGAAGGCCCTCGGCATCTTGAAGGAGATGCTGGGCATCCGCACCCACAGCGGCATGACGATCCCTCGCAGACCGTAAAGACTTTGCAGCGTCCGAGGGAACAGAGCAGGTGTTTGCTGTGATGTCCTAGCCGTTAGACGAGCCCCCCGTTGACTACTCGCCCGAAGGCGATGGAGGAGGGCACGGGATTCGAACCCGTATTCTCAGATTGGAAGTCTGAAAGCGTGTGTGCTCGGATCGGTTGGACGCTGCTGGCGACAGGGGCGGGACTCGAACCCGCATCGGCATGGTTAACGGCCATGTGCTCAGCCAATTGAGCTACCCTGCCAAAATCGGGGGAGGCGGCAGACGAACTGCCGCCGTCCCCCTTACGTCTACATCAGGAGAGGGTGGAACCACCTGCGCCCTCGCGCCCGTTTCCCAGCCACGCCTGTAGGGGCGTGACGCGAGGTGCTTTTCCGACAGCGATGCCGCCGGTGGGGGTTCGACCCAAAGTCCTGTCGGCCAACCTATGAGCCCTTCTGAACCTCGAAGTAGTAATCGGATCGGGCTTTCTTGCAGGCAGCGCACCGGCACTTGTGTCGGTAGTACGTGCTGAGCTTCCCATGTTTCATGTTGGCTCTTGCCTTCGCCGCGCGCTCCCGAGAAGTCTTCTCGCGGTGACACGCGACGCAGCGCAGTTGGCACTTTGCCGCTTCCTCCAAGAGCGCCTTCATCGACCTCCCCAAACCCGAAGCCACTTTGAACCGTTTGGTAGACGGGTCGATGTGGTCGAACTGGAGATCATCAACGCTTCCGCAGACAGCGCACCGCCCACCTAGATGGGCACGAAGGATTGCTCTCCGCTTGGCGAAAAGGGCTCTGTTGTACTTGGAGATGTAGGCAGGCTCCCGCGAGGGCTGCATACCTCACCGTACCATGTACAAGCTAGGTCGTGTTGTCAGAGATCAAGGCTTCCCTTTGAAGCCGGCTGGGATGCAGGGATTCGAACCCCGATTTGATGGTCCAGAGCCACCCGTTCTGCCGTTGAACTACATCCCAATGCGATCTTTGTCTTGGTGGACCCGAAAGGATTCGAACCTTCACGAACCGGGTAAGAGCCGGACATGCTGACCGTTACATCACGGATCCTCACTTCTTCTTCTCCGCACGTATTCCCTTTTCGCTCTCTTACACTCGTCGCACTTCGGAGGGCCGCACCACCGATACGCTGACAGCGTTCCGTGTGTCCCTTTTGCTGGTGTGTGCCCTCGTTCCAAAATGGTCTTCAACTCGTGACATCGCCGACAAAGCAGTTGGCATTTTGTCAGCTCTCGCTGGAGCGCCTTTTCCGATACTCCGGCTAGGCGCCGACTGATGTTCAACTTCTTACCCGGCGGATCAATGTGATCGATCTCTAACTGATCTTTTGATCCACACCTGGCACACACACCTCCTAGTTGCTCCACGATACTTTTCCTACGGCGTTCATACCTTTCGGCCATGTACTGCCGCATGTACTCGTTGTAATCGTCCTTCTTAGAAACTGTAGGCATGATGGTTAAGTGTAACACGCTATCCTTAACCATCCATCCTGGTGGGTCCGGCGGGAATCGAACCCGCAACCCTCGGCTTAAAAGGCCGCTGCTGCTACCTGATTGAGCTACGGACCCGCGTTCACGGGGCCGTGCGTTTCTTCTCTCCCTTCTTGCTCATGTCCAACCTCGTCACGATCAGTTCTGGCCACCATGCGTGTGTCAGGATCGGTTCGCCTTCCTTGTCGAGCAGCACCGTCGTCTTGAACCCGAGCTTGCTCCAGAACTCGCCGATCCACTTCGCTTTCTCGCTGATCTTCATGGTGGGGGTGGACGGACTCGAACCGCCATAGCCTAAGGCGTCTGATTTACAATCAGGTGGACTCTCCAGCGTGCCAGCACCCCCGTAGATGGGTTCGGGTGCGCGCGTGCGCTGCGGGATAGCCCTTCCTGCCCTTCCTTCCGTCACACATGTCTCTGTCTCCTTCCATGAAAGCCTCACCGGCCGGCGTGACCTCCACCAAACCCTCTCGCTGCAATCGTCTCATCCACTTGATCTTCTGGTACTTCCGAGAAGCCTCTCTGCACGCATCGCACATCGGAGGCCCGCAGTGCCGAGCGGCTGAACGTGAACCGTGTAGACCTTTGGATGACTCCTTCCCCGCGTCTTTGATCGACTTCTTCTCGTGGCACTCGCGGCATAGCAGTTGGCACTTGTCGACTTCAGCTAGGAACCTCTCCATCGAGTAGGTGTAGATGCTGGAGATCTTGTGCTCCTTCGTTGACGGGTCGATGTGGTCGAACTGCAAGTCCTCCGACGACCCACAACCAGCGCACTTCCCTTCAAGTCTCTCCAGTGCCAGCTCCTTCCTCGCTTGCCATCGTTGGCGCGCGTACTCCTTCGACCTTCGTGTTGCGTTCGGTTTCTTCTTTCGGCCCATGTCTGAAATCCAAACCCTGAAACGCGAAAACCGCCTCGGGGGGTTCCCTCGGCGGCTTTCGGATCGTTGGAGTTCCCGTTCCTACTAACCGCCTGTGTCGCCGACCTCCAAGGGCTTCACGATGGCATTCAGGGTGCTATCGAGGGAGGTCGGCTGGAGCTGGATAGCTTCTGGCGTGCCTTGTCCGCGATAGCCCATGCCTGAAAACAGAGCACACCACAGCGCCGACGCTTTCCGCGCCGCGCGAGCTGCTGTGGTATGCCTGTGTACGAACGTCATGGCTAGATCACGACCTTATCACATAGGGAAAAAGTGTCAAGCGAAAATCTCTGACGCCTCAACCTCGTGTCGGTCGTACCTCTCACCCCTACGTATCGCATGAGTGAGGGCTCGTGCAACCACGAATCTTTCGAGCAGGGGGGCGCCGTGGAGAGAAGGCTTGGGCTTCCGAAGGGATAGGTCTACAAACCGCACTCCCATTTTTGCCCATCGCTCGATGACGTGGACGGCGATGAAGGACGCGACGTCGGGGTGAAGCGAGTCGCCGCAGACCTCGGAGGGCCACATCCACTGCCCCGTCTCCTGGCAGGGGCACCCCTCCCAGCACAGCCTGAAGCCCATGCGCGGGGTGCCGAACGGCGGCGTGGTGGATAGGACACGGAGGTTCATGGATCAGACCGTCCAGGGTCTTCATCCACGACCGATCTGTCAACAGCTCAGTTGACCAGAACGCGGTAGCGGCTGGAGCCGGCGCAGACCCGTTTGCGGGCCGCTGGGCGCCCGCTGAAGCCCTTCCTCGCCGGAAGGGGCACCAGAGGGGAGGGATCGTCACGAAGCCCTCTGCGGGCCGCCAGGGCCTCCAGAACGGCCCGTCTTGACGCCGCCCTATGTCTCCGCAGCTCGGCAGCTCGGGGGCTCTCCTGGGGCTCCTGCGGGCTCGGCCGCGGGGGAGGGTAGTTCGAACCCGTAGCCCAACAGTCTAGGGAGAGCGTCTGGGGGGTCACATTCGTGTACCAGACGGTCCCGGTCTCCCACGGATTACGAGGGAGGTAGGTGTCCGGGTGGGGGTCGAACGCCGCCATCAGACCAAAGGAAGGTAGTAGACCGAGAGCACGTCCGGGTTGCTGGGGGGAGGCTCCGCTCGGGGAGCCTCTTTCATCCGGAGGGTCCGGCCTCCCAGCTCGTCCCAGCCGTTCTCCAGGTGCTGTGTCCAGACCACCCCGTTGAGAAACACGCGGGTGGAGCCGGGCACGTAGTCGACGCTAGTGCGGAAGAGGAGATTCGAGCCGTTGACTGGCCCTTGCAACGGCTCGATGATGGGCAGCTTCACGCCGCCTAGAAGTTGCCGTTCGTGGCGTCGATGCGCTCGACGGCGACGTCCATCTCCTGGATGGAGATCTCGGACGAAGTCGCATCGAGGTCTCCGGCCGGCTTGCACCGGATGGGGAAGCACTCGTAGATGCGGTAGGTCCGTCCGGGAACGACATTCTCGACGTTGGCGATCTGGCCCTGCGCGTTCGGGAGGATCTGGTCGCGGTGGTAGTGCTTGATGTCCATGTCCAAGCGATACTCGACACCGCCACCCGAACCCTCCACGGAGTTCTTCGCCCACTGCCAGAACGAGCTGTCGTCCCGAGTCACGCCTCGCGCGAAGGAGCAGTCGCTCACCGCCGGGTTGCCGGGGTACTTACGGGGGTAGATGAAGGTGCCTTCCTTGTACTCCACCGACTCGATCGACAGCTCGGGGATCGAACACGTGGTGAAGCCCGCTTGCGGGATCGCCATGTTCGGGTCAGCGTAAGCGGCTCCGCCCGTCAGGTACTCCTCGGCGTTCGTGCCGAGAACCACGACGTGGAAGCGCATCGCGTGCATGAAGTCAGTGCTTGCGGGACGGGCCATTGGAAAACTCTCCTTCGGGCTGTTACCTCACCGGTAGCGTACTACAGCTCAGGACGGACGAAAAGAACGACCTCTCCCTCGATCCCTGAGTCAGATCGACGTGCGAATAGGCCCTTCGCAGCCGCCGGTGTGGCAACAGCCGTCTGATTTTCGGCGTTGGGGATCCGGCCTGCCGCCGCAGCACTCGCAGACGCGAGCTGGGCTCCGGCGCCAGCAGCCTCGTCCCTGATCTCCACCGAAGAGCCCACTACGGCCGTGGAGACGTACAAGACGAAATCCACGACGCGGAACTTGAAGGGGAGCGAGCCGGCGGGGTAGATCTCCACGTCGTCCGGCGCACCCCCGGCCCCCACAGGAAGGGGGACGTAGATCGTGGCGAGGCCAGCCGCTGGGGTAGCCGCCGCCACAGGCGCAATGTCCACAGCCTCGATGGTCGACGGCGGGGCATGAAGCCCAGACGCCACCTCGTCGTTGCTGTACGTGACCGACAGGGAAACCCTGCCGTCTGCCATCGCTTCTTGGAGCGACCGCATGCGAGGCAAGTCGGTCGCAGAACGCTCGATGGTCTTGGTCGCCCCTACGGCGATCTTCGTGTAGAGGTCTGCGAGGTAGACCTCGTCCGAAGAGGTGTTGGTGATCTCCAGCGTTGCCATGATGTCTCCTTCGTCCGTTATCCTAGCCGACGTCCAGCCACGGCCCCCACCTCACCATCGAAGCGGGGGCCGCGCTCAACCAGCCACCAAAGATCAGGTGGTAGCGCCAGTCGGGTCGTACCAGTCGGTGCCGTCGCTGTAGTTCGAGAACCCGTCGTCCGAGTTCCAGATGACCGTGCCCGGCGTCACCGCGGTGGGAAGCGGCCGGTTCGCATCGGTGTGCACCGGCACGTACCAGTACACGTCCGGATCCAAGTTCTGGATCTGAACCGTGTCCCCGGTCTCCAAGGCGACGGACACCGTGAGAGTTCCCGCCTCGATCAGAGCCTTCAGACCCTGGTCGTCCATCTGTGCGGGAGTCCGACTCGCCGTCACCGAAGCTCCGGCAGCCAACTGAGCGTAGAGCGCCGAGACGAAGATCTCGTCGGCACTGGCATTCGTGAATGTGACCTGCATGACTATCTCCTAAGGGGTAGCTGGCTGAAAACTTCCGATCAGGCAGCGATCGTGGCTTGCTGGAACCTGAACCGCACGAACTCTGCCGGGCGGTTCGGAGCGGCCCCAACGTCGATGATGACCTGTCCGGCCTCGATGGAAGACGCGTCGTTGTTCGAGGAGTCCACGATGACGAAGTACGCTTCCTGTGGGCTGTTCCCGAAGAACAAGCCCGAGTTGAAAAGCCCGTTCATGAAGCCGTCAATCTGGCCCTTGATTCGAGCCCACAGCGCTTCGCCGTTGTTCTCGAACACAATCCAGGCCGTGCTGTTGTAGATCGACTTCTCCATGAACATGAAGAGGCGACGGGCATGCACGTACCGCCACTCGCTCTCCTGCGCGATGGTGCGAGCACCCCACACAGCGAGCCCCGTCTGCGGCGACGAGATGAGCGGGTTGATCTTGTTGGGGTACACGAAGTCGCGCTCGCCCTGAGTCGCGACGTACTCCAGCCCCGTGAGCCAGTTGAGCGCACCGTCGACCGTTCCGGCCGGTGCCTTGCCCACGCTCTTGTTGTTGTCGGTCCGGGCGTAGATGCCGGCGATGTGACCCATCGGGGGCATCGTCAGCGTGCGACCGTTGGCGAGGGGGTCGGCCACGTTGATCCACGGCCAGTAAAGGGCCGCCCACTTGGAGAAGCGCCCGAGGTCGAAGCGGAACCAGTCCACCGCTTCCTGCGGGTCGGAGCCCAGCGGGACCGTCAGGATGATGAACCGGTCGCCACCCGATGGCAGGTTCGCTCGGGAAGCTGCGTAGTCGAGAAGGTCTCCGGTCACCGTCACGTCCCCGGCGAAGTCGGGGATGACGACCTGCAACAGCTCGTCCACCTCGTCGAACGCGTACACGCCTCGCTTGGAAGCCTGCAACGTCGGGTTGGTGAACTCGCCTCGCGTGTAGGTGGACCCGGTGAAGGTGCCGTCCGTGCCCGCCGCGTAGTGCACGACTGCGAGCGAGTCGGTGAACTGCTTGGTGGTGTCGCCGAACTGCTCGATGTGCGTGCTCTCCTCCGGCTCGACGTAGTAGGCCGCCGTGAGAACCGACCCACCCTGAATGGGCGACACGGTCTTGAAGTTCACGTAGCCCGTAGCGTAGTCCACGGTGTTCGGGTCGAGCGTCACCCCGCCAACCGTTACCGACGTGGCGTAGGTCGGGTCGACAGAGCCTGTCAGGTTGCCGTTGCCATCGTCGGAGATGGCGATGGCCGCTGCATCCGCGCCACCAGCCATACCGGTGGTGGTGAATCCCACGTCCGCCACGGTATCGGTGATCGTCTGATTGCCTGCGGCGAGCTGCTGCAGGTGGATCAGGTCGACCGTGGCCGAGGTGCCTCCGGTGTTGTCGGCGTAGATGAGCAGCGCGGACACGCCGTTGATGGCCGCCACGATGGTGTCTGCCGTGTCGGTGGCAGAGGTATCGCCCGAGACATCCACGTGGATGTTGGTGGCGTCGTAGCCACCGCCCGGAGTGTACGTTCCGGTCTGGTCGATCCAGAAAGTCACCGGAGGGTTCACACCGTCGTTGAGAACGAACTGCTCGCCATCCACGTAGTTGGCCTGAGCGACAGATACGATCGTGCCCGACGCCGAAGTGCCTGCCGCCGTGCCCGTGATGTTCACGGAGCGCGCGCCAACCTCGTAGTTGCCCAAGAACGTCGGCAAGATCTGGTCAGCCGCCGAAGCGAACGTCGAGTTGCCCGTCGTGTTGTCCTCGTCTCCTCCGCCCATGATCACCGTGGACAGGAAGCCGTCCAAGGAACCGGGGTAGACGTCGCCACCAGGGGTCTCGACGGACACGAGGTCCGACAGCTCGTTGACCACATCCGGGAAGTACTCGGTCGACGACGAGTCGGTGAAGTCGAGCGAGTCGTAGGACTCGACGATGTCGTAGGACCCAGAGGCGCTGTTGTACTCCCGCACGAACACGTCGTGCCGCGAGTAGGACTGCGTCGCAGCGTCGAAGTAGTCGGCGTTGCCGCGGACCTCGATCTGGACGTTGTTGGCCCACACGCCGTTCGACACGGGGTCCATGTCCCACGCCGAGTAGTCGTAGTACGTCAGGATGGGGGCGTCGTCATGGGGGAGGTAGGCGGTAGCCGTCGTGAAGTCGTACTCACCCGTGTTGTAGTCGATGGTGTTCGTCCCACCGCTGTCGATCG